TCACAGCTAAAACGATCGAGCACCGCTTGGGGCAGATTGCTAGATTAGCTAGATGGCTTGGGGAAACATCTTTGCTGGAGGCCACCCCAGAGCAGCTTGAGGCCTGGCAAGGTTCGTTGCGGGTGTGCCCGTCCAGCATCCAGACCTACACGTCGCATGTTTGCACCTTCTATCAGTGGGCCTACCGCTGTGGTCGCACGAGCGAATACGTCGCAAAAGACTTGGTGCAACCGAAGATTCAGCGCCGCATGGCCCGGCCCATCCCCGAGGACCACTTGCGGATCGCGCTGACCGGGGCGCCTGTCGGGACTGACATCCATGCATGGCTGCTATTGGCCGGATACTGCGGTCTGCGCGCTGGGGAGATCGCGCAGATGTCACGCAACGACTTCCGCCCCGACGAAGGCGGCGGTGCCTTCCTGACCGTGCACGGCAAGGGAGGGAAGCAACGCATCGTTCGAGTTGCCCCCGAGGTCATGCAACGTCTGACAATCCAGCTGAGCCGACCCGGCACCATGTTCTGCCGTCCCCGCGGTGGGCCAGTAACACCCAACTACGTCTCGGTCGTGGGTGCGGAATTCCTAACCAATCTCGGGCTCCCGTACACGCTGCACACCCTGCGACACAGGTTCGCGACCGTGCTCGCCGACGAAGGCGCGGACCTTCGCGATATCCAGGAATTGATGGGGCATGAGAGCCTGGCCACCACCATGCGGTATCTCGCCTACTCAACCCGACGTGGAGCAGCGTCCGTCGACTCGCTCGCCTCGCACCTGTGCCCCTCGCGGTCGTCGGCATCAAGAATGGAACAGCGCAGTCACAAGTAGGTGTCACATCTAGGAGGTCGGCCAGCGGACACGAGGGGATGCCCATATGGTCTCCGAATGCCCGCTCGCCGGTCCCCCTGGATGAACGAACGCGCCCAGTTGCTCGTGCGCTATCTCGCTGAGCAGCACGCCCTGAACATGACCGAGGCCATGGCGCGAGAGCGTATTTCGGCGAAAGTCGACCTCACCGCCGAGCTGATGGGCATCGGCCGGCAGTCGGCCAAGGCCTACGTCGATGAGGACTACGTGCGCCGGATGGCCGATAGCTTCGCGGCAGCGGTCCGAGACTTACAAGCTCGGTCACCGCGCCGTGGACTGAGAGCGGTGCCCGACCAGTCTGGAATCGCGACGGAATAGCAATAACCCTGCGCATGCCGCCGAAACGTGCAGGTCGGATGGGTATCGCTTTGCACTCCTATTGCGGTGGCAAACTCGGCGGCGATACCATCCGGCAATGAGTGGAGGGGTCCTCGGGGTTTCGCCAGAAGAGTTGCAGCGGGTTTCGCGGTTGGTCACCGCGACCGCAGGCGGTTTGGCGACGGAGCTGGATGCCCTCGACGCCGAGGTGTCGCGATTTGTGGGCTCCGGTTGGTCTGGTGGGTCGGCGAGCGCGTTCACCGCGCGGTGGTTCCAGTGGTACGAGGGCGCCAAGCTGGTGCACCAGGGCCTTGCGCAGATGGGCAGCTTGTTGGCGAGCACCGGGGATGCGTTCGTAGGCCAGGATGCGGCCACCGCCGCCAACGTCAACGCCGCTGGCGGAATGTAGGGGGAGAGGATGTCAGGTGAATTCGGCGTTGTGCCCGACGAGCTAATGCGGATCATCGAGCGCATGGCAGAGGTTGAGCAGCGAGCCGAGGCGTCGATAGCGGCCATGGACACCGAGGTTCACAACCTGCACGCCACCTTCACAGGTGAAGCTGCCACGGCCCACACGCAGGCGCACGAGAAGTGGTCCAAGGGCGCCGAGCAGATGCGCGAAGCGCTCAAGGGCCTACGTGGCGCGAGCCACGCGGCGCACGGCAATTACACGGGCGCCGCTGCCAAGAACATGCAGAACTGGGCATAGCGCGATGGCACCCCCGATTCATGTCGACCCGGTTGCCCTCGATGGCGCCGGTAGAACGGTCTCCAGCTCGGTGGGCGGATGGGACTCTGCGCTGTCGGCATTGCAGTCGGCGCTGTCGAGTTCGGCCGGTATGGGTGGGGATGACCCCGCCGGGATCGTGTTCGCGCGATCGTATGACTCGTCAGCCAAGGAACTCCTTGAGGCGATGGTGGACGTGTCCAACGGTGCGGGCCGGGCCGCTGACGGAATCCGGGCCTCGGCGACCAACTATTCGCGTGCCGAGGTGGCATCCAACATCGACGGCAAGGGCGGCGACCCACTGCCCGCCGCCTCACCCACTCCCGCGGTGAAGGCCGGGACCCCACCGTCTGCGGTGGGTAGCGATGTTGGCGACCCACCCGGTTGGTTCCTGGTGGAGCCGTTCATCGGAATGATTTGGCCCAATGGTGATTCGGCGAAGCTGCGCGCCGCTGGCGCAGCGTGGACGGCTGCCGGTGCGGCATTCACCGCTCAGCAGGCCGGACTAGCGGGGGCGCAGGCAACCGCGCAGGCCCAGCAGATCCCCGAAGGTCCCAAGATCGATAGCGCGTTCAAGACGATTGACGGTGCTGTCGGCGAGGTCGGCGGCATGTGCAGCACCATGGGCACCAAGCTCAACGACTACGCGGCCAAGATCGATACGGCGCACGCATCGATACTGGACCTGTTGGCCCGCTTGGTAAATCCGCTGACCGGTGCCAAACAGGTCGTGGACTGGATTACCGGCGAAGACGACGACGAAATAAAGAAAATCGCGGCCGACATCCGCAACATCGTCAACCAGTTCAAGTCGGAAGTGCAGTCGCTCGCGCTGCTGCTGGCGCCGATCATTCAGGGCGCATCGATGGTCATCGACACCCTAAAGTCGTTGGTACAGATGCAGGTTGAGCTTTTCGGTAACGAGATATACAACACCGTGGCCCCGGTAGTGAACGCCACTGCATCCTTGGGGCAGGCCATGATCGACAACCCCGGCCAGACAATCCAGATGGCAGCTGGGGTCGGCATGATGGCGGTCGGCTACGACATGATGGCTGCGGCAGGTGTCGGCGAGGTCTTTACCGGTGGGGCTGCCACGCCGGTCGCTGCGCCTGTTGCTGTTGCTGGTGCGGGCTTACTCGCTGGTGGCGCGGTCGTCGCCATACCGCCAGCCCTTGACCTCTCGAAAGAGGCTGCGGTCAATGGCGTGACGGTGATGGAGGCTAGGACTGGACGACCCGGCGAGGGCATCAACCGTGGTGATGACCGTGATTCCATCGGCACATTCACGGGCCGAGGCGGGACAGCTCGGGGATACGGTCGCCAGCCAGAGGCAGAGGGGATCGCAAAGTACAAGGGCGACAATGAAGGCCGCTGGGTTACGACGGAGCGCAAGAAGGCGACTGTCGACGGCGTTCCCAACGGTCGCTACTACGACGGTCTCGCCCGGCTGCCGGATGGCACATACGAAGGTATCGAGGTGAAATCGGGCGGTGCCAGTCGTGACGGGCTACAGCGCGCATTTGACAAGGCGGTGTCGCCAGAAAACCCCGCGTATGTGACGATCACAAATGAGCGTGGGATTATGGAAACAGTGAAGATAACTCAGGTCAAAGTCGTGGAGGTTCCTGCGGAATGAGGCTTGAAAAAGCGACGCACATACTGGAGTCGAACCAGGCGAAGATGCGGATGAGTAACTTCACCGAAGAGATACCGGGCCAGATTGCGGCTGGGATAAACCGTTTGGGCACAAAGGGTTACACGTACTACTCAATCTACCCGGTAGCGCCCGAGGTTCCATACGACGAGTTCCCATACTCGCCTGAGCGTATCCAAACCTGTGGCAGGGATGGCAGACTCACCGTTGAGATTAAGCGGCTTGAGTCTGACGGTGTGCGGCGCCACTACACCATCGGAAGGCCTTCCGCCGTAGGCGAATCCGAAACCGAAGTGGTCTACAACGGCGATAACGCTTACCCGGTACGTCCATCGGAGGTGCTGACGCCGACCGAAGCTATTAGGTTGTTCTTGGGCTATTACGACACAGGCGACGTAGCGCCCGGCTGGCACTTGCGCGAGCAACCTGAATTCGCCGACGCCGGGTAGGGGGACATACCGACCGCTGTGTGGGCACTCCTGTTACCACTTCTGACCTGCGCGTGATCTTGTAATCTGCCGTCCATGGCGAGAGAGATGGGCACCCCAGCGAAAGCGTTGTGGGTGTGTCTGGGGGTATTTGTCGGGCTGCTGGCGTTCATGGCGGCGTGCGCAATAGGGCTGTCGGGCCAATCCGGAAACGTTGGTGTGAGCGTTGAAGTGAGGCAAAAGTACGCGATCGAGACATGCCAGTCCGCTCTCATGAAGCGCATGCGTGACCCGGAGAGTGCGAAGTTCGCCGATGAGGTGGCCCGTGAAGGCGTGACGCACGGAGGTGGGCGCGATCCCGAGCTGGACTACTCGCCCGACCGCGGTGATACCTACTTTACGGTGACGGGCAATGTCAACGCCAAGAACGCGTTTGGTGGTTACACGGGGATGCGTCCCTACACCTGCGATGCGGTGGTGGACAGAAACGGCACAACGCAAAGCCGGGCCCGCGTGCTGGATTAGTGCACTAGAAACACCAATAGCGCCCCTCACCGGGTCGGGGTGAGGGGCGCTATTTCGTTGGGCTGCAATCAATGCGGGCTCTCTACACCTCGTCGACCAGCTCTGCTGGTAGTTCGGGTGTGGGCGTTTCGGGTCTGTGTTGTCGCGCCCAGCCCATCCATTCGCGGATGTGTCGGACGGCTGCGCGGAGTTTGTCACGATATTGGTCGCGCTGGCCTACGACGATGGCTAGTTGAGCTTCCAGGTCGCGGACTTTGCGCGAGGTGCGGGCTTGCCAGGCGCCCAGGATGGCGACGATGGCGCCGCCGACGGCTTGGATCTGGTCGGGGCTCACCGGCCGCTGCCCGCCACGAGCTTGAACAGGCTGGACGGTACGACGGCCTTGGTCGCCGACGCGGTACCGGATCGGCCTAGCTTGATCGATGCCGCAGAGAAGATGAGCGATACCGCCAGCGTCCCGGCGCCGACATTGATGCCGCTCTGCCAATCGATCTCGGTCAGGGCTGCGTTCACCGCGGCGTCGGCCAGGTTGGCGCCGACGATGAAGCCACCCGCGAACGTCTTGATAGCGCGCTCGGCAGCGTCAACGGCGGCGTCTTTGAGCCAGGGCGGGATGGTGATGTGCATGACGGTCCTCTCGGCGGTTGGGTTGTGGATAACTGCGCTTGGGCAGTTCAGGGGGAGTTTTTTCGATGGCGCCATGGATAGGGAGCGGTACGGTGTGGGGAGTCCCTGCGCGCTCTCCTCGCGCGGGGGCGGACTGATCTACGCGGCGATGGCGGGGGTGCGGCTGGCCCAGTCGCGCACGTGCTGGATGGCGAGGCCGAGATAGGTTTGGCCGGGCCAGACCTCGCGGTACTCGTATTGAATATGCGCGGCGGTCGGTGGGCTGGTGGTGACGAAACGCAGCGCGATCAAGGCGGCCTGCGCCGCGGCCGCGGGCCCGGTGAGCTTGTTGATATCGCCCCAGCCGAGTAGTCCCTGTAGACCGCCGAGGACCATGGGTAGGCCGAGCGCGGCGATACCGTTGGGGCCACCAGTGAGCGCGCCGAATATGGCGGGCAGCTCGATACCCAATGCCTTGGCGGCGATTTCGGGAATCTTGGGTAGGATGGCGCCAGCGGCCCCGAGTGGGTCGGTGATCTGGAATGCGGTCACCATGTCGAAACAGTCGTCCATGATGTCCCCGACGACACCCAGAGGGATGTTGCCGTACATGTCGCCGGGGTCGGTGAGCCAGCAGTGCCGGTAGTCGGTGATGTCGCCGTAGCGCCGTGACGAGATGCCTTGCCCAGCAAGGACCGGGCCGCCGTAGTAGCTGCCACCGTGGGGTCGGGTGGGGTCACCGATGCTGAATGAACACAGGTAGTTGTTCGGGTAGTGCTCCAGCAGCCACACGCGGAATCTGGCCGCCGCGACGGCGCCGGCCGAGTATCCACCGATGACGACCTTGGTGTTGGGGTTGGCGCGGTAGCGCTCCAGGAAGATACGCTGTGCGTCGGCGACCGCGATCTCGACGGCCTTGGCCATTGAGATGTCACCGGGGCTGCCCGCGGCGCCGACCGGCAGACCGCCCATGGTCGCGGCGAATTCAGGGTGCACTTCCTCGACGAGGTTGGCCACCGCTTGCATGACGCGAGATACGTAGTCCTGGCCGATGATGCCTCCGGTGCCCCGGAACATCAGCCCGAGGTGGCGATTGGCGGGCGGGGCCGGGGGCGTGATGCCCAGCGCGCGTAGGTCATCGTCGGAAACCTGCCCGGTGGGGATCTGGCCGGTGCGGCGCTGATACTCGGCGGCCCACAGGGCAGCACGCGGCCCGAACTCGTCGGTGTCTTGCGGAAGCGGCCCCAACAGCCGGGTGTACAGCGGGCCAAACCAGTCGTTCATCACGGCCCGCCACCGACGGACCGTTTCATTGCGGTCTCCGATGCGGATCATTTGGACCACACCTTGTCACGCAGCGTCATACCTTTTGATGCCCAGTCGGGATGACCCGGACCGAGTTGTTCGGCGATGTATTCCAGTAGCTTGCGGTCGGGAGCTTCTTGGACGAATTTCTGGTGTAGCGCAATAGGATCGACCGCCGGGGGCTGCGCGGGCGCGTAGATGCCGAGGTATCCGGCGCGCAGCTTGTCGGCGAACGCGTCATTGCGCTTGTCGCCCTCGGGCCAGGCCATCTGGTAGTGCATCTCGTCGGGGCGCGACCAGTCGCGGCCCCAGAACACCGAGCCCTCGAACAGGGCCAGGCCCTTGCGGACCTTGGCCTGCGTGGCCGCGTCCATGGTGTAGCGCTGCCAGGGGTACTTGGGTGCCATCACATCAACAGCGGTGCCCGCCAGGTGATTACTGTTGGCGACATCGTTGGTGGCCGACCAGGCCCACACGGGCGAGGTGATCTCTTCGACGTTGCGGTCATACCAGTACAGCCAGGCGCCCAGGATGGTCAGCGGGGCACCCTTGCGCAGCGGGGCAGTGTCCACAAGGTACAGCTCGGGTATGCGCACGATGTCGCATTCGTCCCGGTTGCACATACGCCAACCGTTCTCGGACACCGTATTGCCGTATGCGGTGCGGAAACTCATCGGGTGTACTTCCTTTCGATGCGTGGGTCGATCTCTTGGGCGTAGGACGAGAGCTGGTCGGATGCCCACCAGCCGAGCCGGAATGAGAGGGCGGCAAGTGCGGCGTAGAAGGCCGAGTGCTTGAGAAGCTGGCGGGCCATGACTACACCCCCCAGAACTTGAATGTTGGTGTGACATCGACTTGTAACGGCTGCGATCCGTCGTTGACGGTCAGGGAGACCGGTAGTGTCTCGGTGCGCAGCAGGGTCGCGCCGTTGAACACGCCGTACCGGTTGATCACCGTGCCGTTGGCCACGGTGCCGCCAGGTACCGAGATGGTCACCAGCGAGCCGGTGGATGATGCCTTGTCGATGCCGGATTCGGTGACATCGACTGGGGTGGCCCAGGTGGTGTCGGCGTAGGCGGTGCCTACGCGGGTGGAACCGGCGAATAGGCCGATTCGGTTGCCGAGTGCGGTGATTGCGGCGCAGCAGGCGCGTCGGTGCGCGCCTTGGTATTCGGACATGCGGGGGCCTTTCTGTTGGTTACGGGGTTTCCCAGGTGGTCCATCTGCTGATGCGCGGGGTGTATCCCAGCGCGACGTTGCGGGGTGATTCGGTCGTCCATTGGTGGTCTTTGTAGGGGGCGATAACGGATTTGAGGTAGGCGCATCCGAGTTGGCCCTCGATCATCAGGCCGCCGAAGGGCTGGTAATCGCCTGTGATGACGTAGGTTTCGTTGACCTGGTACCAGAGCTAATCCTCGGTGTTGACCGGAAGGCTGTCGTCGTCAAAGTCCCAGATGGTGGTGTTGAGCTTGGGGACGTATTGCAGGAGGCATTCGCCGACGTTCGGGTCGTGTGGGGCCGCGTCGAGGTAGTAGTTTCCGTTGATCAGTCCGATTGGGCCGTCGTTCATGTAGATGTCGAAATAGGAGGTTTCGCGTCTGCTGTAGAAGTGGATTCGGAATCAGTAGTTGTCGATGTCGTTGGGGTTGGCCATGTTTGGGTGGTCCCTCCTGCGGTTACTGGTATGCGCGGCACCAGGCGCCGCCTGTGCCGCCGATGCCGCCGGGGCCGCCGAAGTTGGCACCGCCCGCACCGGCACCGCCGGGCGCGTAGCCCGTTCCGCCATCGGAGGTTTGCGTGGCGCCGCCCGGGTAGGTCACGCCGTTGTAGGTCTTGTCGCCCGGGCCGGGGCCGTCGTTGGCGTTGATGCCGGTGGGGTGCTGCGGGCCACCAGCGCCGCCAGCAGCGGACAGGCCCGCCCATCCGTCGCCGATAGCGGTGGTTGCCGCACCTGGGCCGCCCGCGGTTCCGGCGAATCCGCCGCTACCCTTTGCGCCGCCTGCGCCGATGACGAATGCCAGGGTTGTTGTGGTCCAGGGGATGTGCACGCCCCGCTCCAAAGTGGTGGTGGCCCAGGTTCCCGGGCTGCCGGGGAAACCGCCGAGTAGGTAGAACGTGCCCGAGCTCGCACCGCCGCCGCCAGCGCCGACCAGCGCCAGATCGAGATAGCGGCACCACACCGGGATCGGGACCACGGTCGTGCCGACTGCGGTGATCGCGGTCAGCGCTGCCGGTTGCGGACTGAACCGGGCGGTGGCGGTATCGGCCCCGATGGCTTGACTGGCGCTGGTGGGAAGCCGAACCCGCGACAGCACCGCGATATCGGCGGCCGTGGCGGCACCGACGGCGGCCAGGCGGGGGAGCATCTGCGCCATCTCGGCGGCCACGGCCGAATCGGTGGCGCGCACACCGGGGCGGGCCGAGTCGGCACCTATCCCGGCGTCTCGTGCAGCCACGCGCAGCTTCGTCCGCGCCAGGTCGGCGCCCCGGCCGGCATCGCTGGCGCCTAGGACCACTCCTGCGACGGCGAGGTCTGCGCTAACACCCTGATCGATGCCCGTGTGGGCCACCCGCAGCAGACGGGCCAGATCGGCGCCGACCGCCGAGTCCGCGACGGTGACCCGTGGCATCCAGACCCACTTGCCCATGGATGGCGGCGAGGGCGGATCGGGCTTGGTCGACCACCTACTCGATTGCCCCGAGGGTGCAGACGGATTGGTGGACCAGGGCATCAGACCGCCTTGATCGCGGCGTACCCCGCGGCACCCCAGCCGCCGGTACCGGCGCTGCCACCGGTACCACCGGCACCGCCCGCGCCGCCGCCACCGGGCCCGTTGCCCGGGGCTCCGTTGGCCGCACCCACCGACGCGCTGGGCGGGGTGTTCTGCCCGCCCTTGAACAGGCGCGCGGAGAACCCAAGATCGCCGGGGCCGTAGCCCACCGAGTCGCGGTTGTAGAAGCTGCCGTAGGCCAGGCGCCCCAGTCGGCCGCCGACACACCGCAGAATCTCGCTGTTGTCGCTGCCGTTGCGGAACACGATGTCGTGGCCGGGCTTGCCGTCGGTCTCCTTGCTGCCGGGCTCGCCGCCAATACCTGTGGGTGAACCCACGCGCTCGGACTGCACCGTGATCTGAGTGACGGACCCCGGGATGTCGACGCCGCGCTCCAGCCGTAGCGAGTTCCAGGAACCGCCGCCCCCACCCTCGCCGGGCTTGTTCCAGCCGCCGTCACCGCCGCCGCCCCCACCACCGCCACCGCAGCCCGCCAGGTACAGCACGGTGCTGGCGCTGGGGATGTCGTAGACGGACAGGGGCAGGTTCGCCCCGGTGGATGAGTACTCGGTCCATTGATCTGCCAAGTTGGTCGACTCGCCCAGGGCGCCCCATACCGGCGTGAATTCCACGTGCCCGCCCACCAGGGTGGGCAGGGAGGTGTAGCCGGTGCCGCCGTCTTGGGTGAAGAACAGGGGGATGTTCTGCACGACTTCCAGCACGGTCGGTATGGCCGGTGTGGTGTAGAGGCCCTGCGGGTTGCCGACCTGCAGCACACCGATGAACGCGGTGTGACCCTTGGGTACGGTCAATCCCGGCGACGGAATTGTCAGAGCTTGCACGCGGCTGGTACCCGATAGTCGTGCCTTGACGTTCCCGAGGTCGACGGCCTTCTGAATTTGCAGCGACTCATTGATCCGGTACACGCCCACGTAGCACTGCGTCATGCCATTGCCGGTGATGGCGAATTTCACGGTTCGATACGTGCGCTCAACACCCGGCGTGATGGGGATGAACACCAGCTTTTGATCGGCCGGTACGAATGTCGACTGTGCATTGATGATGGGGAACGACACATCGTCGTTGATGCCTGTGGACATCCAGCGAGGGGTCAGTCGTGGCAGATTCACAACATCGGTGGCGTACACCGCGGCCGCGTACGCGTCATCGGCCTTTTTCTTGAGGGCAGCGGTCGCAGTGGATACATCGACAGGACCCCTGCCACTAGATCCGTCCCCAAATACCGCGTTCCAGAAGTTGTTCCACGTGTCCTTGAGGTCTTCTCCGATGTCGGTGCTGCCGATCGGGCTGTGCACCTTGGCCGGGGGCAGCTTCGGGATATTGCCCAACCCGAGTAGTCCGATGATTTCCTCGGCGGTGATCTTGCCGTCGGCGGTGATCGCGGCGAATCGCTGCTCGAAATCGGCGATGTCCGAATTGGCTTTGCCGCCCAGGGTGTCAAAGAACGATCTCCACTTGCCGAGCAGCGGCCCGAGGTTCGACATGACCGAGGTGACGTTGGAGAAGTGGATGCGGCCGGCGGTGGCGCCCTCGGTCACGACCAGGGTCACTGTCGCGGACTTGACCGATCCGTCGGTCGGCACCGTCCACGAGCCGGTCAGGCTGGCACGTATCCAGGACGAATCGGCGGCCACGGGCTGGATCTTCTTGATGACGATATCGGGGAGCTTGGTGCCATCGGGGGCGAACGGGGTGATGCACAACCGGATCGGATTGGACCCCGCTGCAGCCGAGACGCCTTGCCACATCGCCGATGCGGCGATGTCCACCGCCTGGCCGGCAGCTACGTTGAACGGGTCTTTGATGCTGATCGCATGCAGCTGGCCATCGGCGTTGAGGTAGATCGACTTACCCGACAGGTGCCCGTTCTGGGCGGCATCGAATCGCCAGTACGGGTTGTCCTCGACCATCTTCGGGTCGGTGAATCCGCCAGCGCCGCCCAGTAGGTCGTGGGCCACATCAGCCACCCACGACGCCGGTATGACGCCCTTTAGGAACTGGCCCGCCACCTTGGCGATAGCGGTCAGGATCGATTCAGGATGGGCCAGATCGATGCCAGCCAGGGCGTTGCGGATACCGAGGGCCCATGTCCCTAAATCATTTTCGTCGCCGTCCTCGATCCCGGTCAGCAGCTCGACCAGATCGCCGAGACCAGGTTTGTCTTTGGCCCACTCGCGCAGCTGATCAAACGAACCCACGCCGGGAATGAGGTGCCCCATGACCGCGAGCACCACGCGACCGAGGAACTGCTCAATGAACCCCTTGCCGAACTCCTGGAGCTGTTGGGCTGTGAATGGCCGCGTGAGACCGCCGCCCTGCTCGCGGTGCACCGGGGCCGAGGGGACATCCCTTGCCCAATCGGGGATCTCGGGCAGGTTGTCGGTCACAGCGGCCAGGCCTCGATGTTGAAGTGCGACATCGCGGCGGTGGCGATGTACGTCGATGTGCCGGTTTGGCGCTCGCACCGGATGTGGACGGTGGCCGGGGTGCCCGCGGCAATGGTGTCGTAGTCGGCGGCGGTGCTGCCGGGGCCGATGGGCTTGCCCGGTGAGAACGCCAGCCGATCAGTCTGGGCGATGCCCACGCAGCGGCCCACGATGTTGCCGTCGGTCTCGCCGTTGAGCCGGGCCAGCAGATTCACGCGCACATCGGCGGCTTCGCCGGTAACGACCGTTTGGCCTTGTGCGCGGATGCGCCGAGGCCACGGGCGCGCAGGGATGTCGATCGCGGCCATAGTCCCGTTCGCGTTGCCCGTACCGATGTTCTTGATTTCGCCCGGGTAGAACACCTCGGCAACCTTTTGCGGCACAAGCTCAAAACCGAGTAGGTCGGTTTTGACGGCCGGAATCCACCCCGCCTTGGGATTGGTCGACAGGTCCAGCGGATTCCAGCGCGTCGCGCCGTCTTTACCGGTCTTGCCGGTGTGTAGCGCCAGGTGCATTTTCCACTTGCCGGGCGTGGTATCGGTTGGGGGAGTGATGAGTTCGAAAAATGCCGAATCGGGTGTCGCGTCTTCCGGCGCCAGCGGGGTCAGGGCGATCTTGGGGTCGAACTCGGCATGCTTTCCGGGCGGGCCCTGCTCGACCCCGGACACCCCTCCCATGATTCCGCCGTCTTCGCGCAGCAGCACGTGCGCCACCCCGGTGCCGTCGACCGGGACCAGGGTGTAGCCCTGTCCCTGGTAGTAGCGTGCGCCGTTGAAATCGACGATAGGCCAAGCCATGTGGGTTACCTCCGGTTAGGACTGGGGGGCCAGTGTGATGACGTTGATGGCTTCAAATGCGCCAGTGATGAAGCGTTGAATCCTGCCCAAGGGGGCCTCGTCGCGGCGGCCGTCACCGAGCTGCACCAGGGTGGTCTGCTCGGTGGGGGTGATGCGCCACATGGTGTTTTCGATGTAGTCGGTGATCATCTTGGTTCGGCGGTGATATACCAGCGACATCAGGCCGCCCTCGAAAATGTCTCGGCCCAAGGCATATTGGTCACCGTTTCGGAAAGTGACCTGCGCCGTGGTAGCGCCTTGGGCATCGAAAATCGCGTTGATGAACGCGAACATGGTTTCGATGTTGTACGGGGCGCTGGCGGTCGGGTAGAACCGCTCGATCGCCGGATGAAAGGGGCCCACCTCGTCGCGGACCTGGTACACCTGGACCATCTGGAACGCCAGGAAGCTGTTGTTCAGGAATCCCGAGAGCAGATCCGACGGGATGCCGGAGAACCCGACCACGATCATCAACGAATCGATCAACCACGCAAACGTGGCATTCATAAGATCGTTCAACCACTTTGGAGAACGACCGCCGATGATGTGTTGCCAGCCCTCGGGGGTGTGGTCGGCGATTTCGCAGCTGATGATGTTGGAGTCCTCGCCCTCTTCGGGGGCGACGACGTAGGCGTAGGGCTGCTCGAAATCGACACCGAGCTTGGGGGCGTAGAACACCCCGTTCATGCCCGGCACCTGCTGAATGACTGGCTTGAAGATGTCGCCGAGTGATCCGCCGAGGTCGATGACGGTCTTGATCACCGAATCAGCAACGGTTTTGGTGGGTCCCGAGATTTGCTGGCGGTCCCGGGTCGAAAAGACGTACGTGGCCGAATCGAGGTTGGCCCACTTGTCCGGTTGCGGGTCACCGGGGCGCCACAGGTCCATGCGGGTGTCCACACCGTAGGCGCGGGTGACATCCTTGATGACCGTTCCGCAGGTTTCCATGCGAACGGTCTTGGCACACATGGGCGATGTGTCCAGGAACGGGTTGGTGCGCTGCACATAGGTGGGGGTGCGCAGCATCTTGCCGAAGGTCTGCACCGAGAGCCCGTCACGCTTGAGGGCCTGCAGGATCGTGCCCATCCATGCCCGGATGTCGCCGTTGAGTGACAGGCCGTTGTTGACGAACTCCAGCCACCCGGACTGAATGCGCAACGCGCACTCGGCGACCATGTTCTCCACGCAGGTCTGCAGCGCCCAGATGAAGATCGCGTGCGAAATGGGCTGGGCGGCAAGGGGAAGCCACCACGTCGGCCAGATCACGTAGTAGTTCAGGATGTCCCAAATGCCGCGCATCTCGACATTGCCTGTCCACGCGCCCTTTTCGTAGCGGTAGCGGTGAACCTTGGTGTAGAAGTTCTGTCGGCTGCCGGCGGTCTCCATCTCGACCCCGACCAGGGTGTTGCGGCAGTCCATGAACATCTGGATCAGCGGCGAGCTGCCCTTGAGCATCAGCTTTCCGGTGGGGCAGTCGTTGCGCGGCCGTGCGCCCGAACCCTCCATCAGGTCCGAGCCCACCGAGGCCATCGGGGTCCACATCTTGTCGCAGACGGTGAACCGATAGCTGGTGTCGACCTTCGAGTTTTTCTCGGTCAGGGCGCGGGCGGTGGTGGCGATCCGCGCGATATCGCCCGAGCGCTTGGCCGCCTCCCAGCGCTGCTCATCGGATATGGGCATCACCAGATGGCCCCTGGATCGCAGGGGCACAACGCATTGCGCATTAGAGCGGGTATCTCCGTCGCGGCGTGCCCGAGGCGATGATCTTGGAGTCGGCGTTGCCGCCCTCGATCGAGACCTTCACGAAATACGGCTGCGCGGGATTGCCCGGTGATTTCGGTGGTATCGCCGCGTTCTTGGAAAAGCGGCCCTTGAGGTACTTGTACAGCGGGCCCTGCGGCGGGGCGATGCCGAACTGCGACTTGATCTGATCGGCGAACGCCGTACCGTTCATGCCCGCAAAGCTCATGAACTTCTCGACCGCCTCCTGGAACAAATCGAGTTCCTGCGGTGAGGGCGGCACCGAAGTCAGGTCTTGCACCAAGGTGGTGTGCACACGCGGATCAGTGCGCAAAAACACCACCTGATTGGGTAGCAGCGGCCCGAATTCGACATATTCATCCGAGCCGGGCCCGTCGTAGATCTTGACCTTGGTGAACGGCCCGAACAGCACGTAGTCGTCGTACATGTCCTGATCCCCAATGTTGATGCGCTTGAGGAACCCGGTTTGCGCTACGGCAGCGTTGTCGCCCGCGGCCAGCTTGCGGATAGAGGACGGCGTTGCCTGGCTGATCACCGCTCCGGCGGCGAACATGCCGTTGCCGACACCGCGATGGTCCACGCCCAGAGGCGAGCCCGTCCCGGCTTCGGTGACCGACAAGATCTCCATGTCGTTGCGCAGCACGCGGAACGTGCGCGGGTGATCCTCGGTGCCGCACACCAGCGTGAACTTCTCGCCCGGCAGCGGGCCGATGGGGATGGCCAGCGGCCAGCTGCGCAAGGTGGTCTCAACGAAGTTCACCGTGTAGTACAGGCGCAGGTATCCGGCGCCGTACTCGACGAACACCCCGTCGCCAGCCCAGCTGCCGTCAGGATTGCGGTTCATGCGCGCGCCCAGGATGTTTCGGCCCGAGTCGGGCACCGACCACTCCTGAAATCCGCCGTGCACCTGGGAGACGACCTGGTTATCGGTATCGGTGTCGAAATCTGGCCAGGGCCCGTTGATGACCCGCCTCGGCTGTGTTCCGAACCCGTGTTCGGGGTCGTCCCACCAACGCATTTGGTCGTTGTAGGAGGTGCAGAAACCGCCGCCGGGGCCGCTGTAGCGCTGTGGAACCGCGCCGAGATCTTTGGTTTGGCGATGATCGACCGCGAACGTGTCGGTCATCGCGTCGTAGGTGAACGTGAACGAGTCCGCATGGTCGAACGACTTCCAGGTGCCGGTATCGGCCTGTAGCCGCAACGTGGCTTTCTGCGAGGTGCCCTTGCGCATAGCCGAAACCGGATCGGGTTGCCCGCCTTGGAACCAGCGCACGTCGGCCCACCAGTACCCGGCATCGTGATCGAAAAAGTCCAGCCGGGAACACTTGATGGCGTCCAGTGAATCGATCAGATGCCGATAGACCCGGCGCGTGCGCGCGGCATTGCGGCCCCGGCACTTGACCGTGAGCTTGACCTCGACCGGATCCAAAAACGCGTCGATATGGTGAAGGCCATCCTCGGTCGCACCCTTCTGGGTGATGTGCTTCCACGGCGCGATGAGGCCTTCGAGGTCGATCAAATGCACCGCTTCCGGTGCCGTGTACGGGTCGGGAATCGCGTACCCGCCGATCATGAACATCTCGACCGACCCATCAAAGGCGGTCAGGCGCATCATGGGCTTTTCGCCGTTGACGAGGTGATACCAGCCATGGGGTGTGACGGGGTTGGCCGGATAGCGGATCGTCACGGTCACATCCCCGGCCCGGAGTTGCGGGCCTGCTGATGGAACGCGATATCGCGGCCGGTGCCGTCCTCAGTGGCGCGGTTGTTGGTGACGTGGATGTTGGTGTCGCCCGCCTTGACGGGGCCGCCTTGGGCGTTCGGGTCGCCCTGATTCGGGTTCGGTGGCGCGGTCGCCTTGCCGGCCACGTTCGGGATCGCCGGGGCAGCACCAGCGACACCACCGAGGATCTTGGTCAGCCAGCTCTTGTTGGCCAGCTCCGAGCCCGCGGTCGGCAGCACCGTATCCATCAAGCCCTGCACCCCGATACCTGCAGCCTGCGCACCAAACTGAATCGCCCTGTTGGCCAGCTTGATCCCGGTCTGCGCTGCCTGCCCGGCACCGGGGGCGAAGATGTCGGCCGCCGAGGCGGCCATCCCGATCGCGGTATCGATGGTGCCGCCGGGAGTGATACCGACCCCGCCCGCACCCGAACCGGTCGCCGGTTCCACACCGCCGATGCGCGTCGATGACGGGCTCCACGCCTGCGCAGGCCCGGTAGCCCCGCCCCACCCGCCGCCAGCGGCCGGAATACCCGCTGTCAGGGCGGGATTGGTCAACGTCGGATCGCTCATCACTGGATCGGTACCGCCCAGGGACGGATTACCGGTGACCGCTAAGCCAGGACCGGCCGTCTTGGGGTAGAGCGCCCGGTAATCGACCGTGGGCCCGATCGGCTGCGGCGACGGTGCGCTCGACGTGCCCGAACCAAGGGGCATGTAGTACTGCTTGGGGAACTGCTTGTCGAGGGCACCGGCCGCCGAGCCTCCCAGCATCGGGCCGTGTCCGCCACCAGATTCGAAATTCATGCCGTTGGGCAGCGTCGCGGCCATGTGGCCCTGCTGCCCCGGCAGGGGATTCACGCCGACATTGAAGGCACCCGGCTGGTAGCCGGGCAGGAAACCGAGCTTGGCAGCGCTGGCATCGGTGGCGAACGCAGTGGTATCGAACAGCCGTGCCGGTGAGGACTTCCCGTCGCGCAGCACCTCCACCAAATCTGAGACGGCACCCGAGCAGTCGGCCAGCCCGTTCTGCAGATCAGATGCCGGAGCGTACTTTCCGCCACGCGCGGCCAATGCGTACATCGCGGCGAGGTTGGGATTTACACCCTGTTGCAGCGCCATCGGCCCGATGCCCGCCATGGCAACGTCCTGGGCAACACCTGTGTACCGCGGCCCAAACACGCCCTGGGCGGCCAGGATGCCCATGGCGCCGTATCCGCCCTTGGACGGGTTGAGCTGGCTGACCGCGCCGAGCTGGCCAAGGATCGGGGCCGCCGCCATATTGGCCAGGAACTTGGTCAGATTCTCGGCCAGCCCCGGCAGGCCCTTGGAGATCCCGAAATCCTTGTCCAGTGCCGCGCCGATCTGGCCCATGCCGTCGGCGAGGCCCTGCGTTGCACCCTCCAGCTTCTTCCACGTACCTTGCTGCGCCTCAGCCAGTTTCATCTGCGCCGAGACGTACGAGCGTTCGGCGTCGGCAACCTGATTGCGTGCTCGCAGTAGTGCGTCCTGATCGGCGTTACCCTGCTGCTCCAGCCGGATCAACGCGATACGGTCTTGCTCCAGAGAGTTCTTGGCCCGGATCGCCGACGACTCAGCGTCATACACCCGCATGGGGTCGACCTCGTAGCGACCGAGACCGGGCCCGCCCTTGGGAGACGAAACGAGTACCCCGGGCGCTGCGGTGGGCGCCGTGGCCAATCCTGGCGGCATCGCAACGGGCTTAGCCTCCACCGACCAAAGACTCGGATCGATCGGGGGCTTGGTCTTGTCACCCTTGTCAGCGGCCTCGATCTGCTTCTTGGCCTCATCGAACGGCACTCCCGGGCCGGCTGGCGCCGGGCCTGCGGGACCCTGCGGCTTGGGGGCCAGTGGTGAGTTGGCCGGTACCGGGACGCCGGGCGTGGGATTGATCAAGTTGCCCAGTCCGAGCCCCACACCGTCGCCGATAGCGTTGGCGGTGCTGCCCGGAGCGGGGATGAAAGCGCCGGGCAGATTCGGGTCGAGCTGAACCGGGGTCGTCGGCGCGGTGATCTCATCGCCCGCGCTGTTTCGCCCGCCTCCCGACCCGCCGTAGACGGGGTGGGTTACCTGCTCGCCAATCCAGTTCGGGATGCTCTGACTGAAGAACTTCACGAATGAGGTGTTGGCGAGCCTCTTTTCGATCTTGTCTATCTCGTTGGAGATGGTGTCGCCCAGCTTGGTCCAACCGCTGGCATGCTCCTGGAGGGTGTCAGTTGCCTTGTCGGTCTTGCCCTTGATGTCGTCGAACTGCTGTCCGGCCTTCTTGAGGTCCATGGCAGCGATGGCGGTGTTGGCTTCTTCCCATCGGGTCTTGAACAGCGCCAGCCCGATGTTCGTGCGCTGTTGCGGATCCTCGATGGCCGCCATTGCGACCATGATGGCCTCGAACGCCCTTTTGGCTTCGTCCCCGCCCGCGGCGAAAGACTTGCCCATCGCGTCGGAGTCGAATCCCAAGGCCTTGAACGCCGCACGCGTGCTGACCGAGCCGTCGTTGGCGCTGATGGCGAACTCGCGCAATGAGTCTGCGGCCAGATCGGTGTTGCGGATGTTCGCCTCGTACATCTGGTTGATCAGGCCCAGTGCCTCGCCGCCGGCTAGTCCGAGGTTTTTGAAGTTGATGGCGTACTCGTTGAGTGTGTCCATCATGTCGCCGGTGAGATTGAGGCCCTTTTGCTGCGCGCCGAGGATCAGGTCGAAGGCATCGACATAGCTCTTAACCATGCCGCCGGAGACGAGACCGCGCGCTCCGAGTGCCAGCGAGCGAGCATCTTCGCCAGTGAACGCTTGGACTGTCTGCATGCGTTCGACGAACTTCTGCGCGTCCTGCTCACTGGTGTTGGCGTTGATCAGTCGTGCCTGAAATCCCACGTCGAGCGTCGACAGATTCTCTTGCGCTGACTGTCCAAAACCCTTGGCCCATGCGCTACCTGCGGCGCTACTGAACCGGCCCATGGTGTCCTTGTCCACACCCATGCGAGTTCGGAACACATCCTCGACACGCAACTGGGCCATGCCGTCGGCGATGCCGCTGGCGATCCGGCTTCCGACAAGGACGCCGACGGCGGTCAAGCCCAACAGTGCCATTCCGATTGGACCGCCTGCGGTGCCGAGTCGGGCGATCGATGCCGCACTGCTCACGCCATGGGTGAATCCGCCCGAGAATCCGTCGGCCATGTCGCGGCCGAGCTGGGCCGCCTGGCCAGCCTGAGCGCGCATCCCGCCGATGAAGTTGGTGTTGTTGCGGCGGCCAGCTTCGTCTGCGGCTTCCTGGTATTCGCGATAGGCCGCCGTTGCATCACGGACGGCGCGTGATTCGGCACGGCGGGCGGTCTCTACCCTTTCGGCCTGGCGCACGATCCGGGCACCATCGGCATCGCTGTCGCGTAGGCGCTGCAGCTGCGCTTCTTCGGACTTGAGTCGACCAACGGCATCCGATGCCTTGTCGTAGGCGTCAGAAGCCCTGTCGCCCATGCGCTTAAGCGACTTCTCGACTTCCTTGGAGCTGCCCGCCAGTGCGTTGGCGAAATCGCGGCCGGCGTCCTTGCCCGCGTTGCCGAATGTACGTGTGGCGTCGTCGGCAACCCGCTTCCAGGACCGATGATCAGCGGCGGCCCCGATGGGTATCTGCACGGACATGGTTCACCTCCTGATCATTGGTCGCCAAAAGCGTCTTCTAACAGCTCTTCTCGCGCTGATTCGATGAATTCGTTTTCAGCGGAGTCAAGTTCGTGCTGTCTGCGAGATGCCAGCGGCGATGAGTACTTGGTGTACATGTACTCGTGCGGTGTGCCGCTGTACTTGCTGGCGCGATATGCCGCCAGCTCGTTGTGCGTCTCGGCGGCGATCTTCTGCATGACCGTCCAGTCGCCGTCGCGCCCAAACGGCGGCGGCGCATGGGTTTTGAACTCCGAGTCTTCGGGTAGCTGGTGGATCAGCGACAGAAGTTGACGGCTGGAGAGCACCAGGGCGCCGCGCTCATCACGCGTGCCCTGATGCCAATCAGCGATGCGTACACCGCGAAAACGTAGATCAGCCTCGATGGCGTTGGGCCATCGACTCCAAAGTGCTACTGCCTCAATTACTTTTGGAGTCGATCTTTGTCCGCTCCTCCAGCTGGCGTTGCATCAGCTTCCAGTGCGTATCGATCTGGCCGGGAACACCGCCCGCGGCGAGGAATTTGTCGTAGATGGCCCTGCTACCCATGAGCGCGATGCACAGCTGCTCGTCAGGGTCGTAGTCCTGGCCATCCTTGAGGTACGGGTAGATGGTGCGCTCGACCTTCTTACCCTCGACGAGTGGATGGTCGACCAGCTCGGTATCGAGGGCGTTCATTTCCCGCAGGTAGTCGCGATACCGCTTGCGCTGCTCGGTGTCGAGAAACGCGGGGTTGGGCAGCTCCCAAACTTCGCCGTCGCCGAGGTCAAAGGTCACACCCGCCATGAACCCAAGAAGGTCAGCGGCTTGCCCGCGCGCCTTCTTCGGGTCAACGGGATGTAGCGGGTCAGTGGCGTCGTCGTGGCTCTGGTTGTCAGGCATGGTGAAACCTTTCGGGCTGTTGGACTTGGGTTTTCGGGCTGCATGGGTGGTGCTCACCTGGCGGGCGCAGCCCGACGCCCGCCAGGTGAGGGTTCATCAGGCGATGGTCGCGGCGGCGGACTTCGGGGTGTAGACCGAGGCGCCGTTGGTGCCGGTCACCTTTACGCGGAACTTGGTTGCACCGGCTGCCACGCCCTTGACCTTGACCGTGGTGTTGCCACCCGATGAGACCGCGGGCCCATCGAGCTCTGCGGGCAGCCAGGTGGTCCCGTCATCGACGGTGCTTTCGACGGCGAAGGTGAACGGATCACCTGCGCCCGTGGGGTCGGCGAACACGATCGAGGCCTTACCGGCGGCACCGGGGGTGACCGTCGGCGGGGTGTTCGACACCTTGGGTGATCCGGCAATCGTGGTCCAGCCCTTGCCGCCGACCCATTCGCCGTCCAGGCCGGGAATCAGGATGCCCGGGTTGCGCGGATCGGGGATCAGGAAGAACGGGTCAGGTTCGAGCGAGAACTCCAGCTCGTTGGCGTCGGCGTCTTCCGTGTCCATCTTGGCCGCGCCGATCTTGGTCAGCTTGCACAGCGGCACGGGTTCGACGGTGTACAGCTTGCCGCCAGCGCGAGAACGTGCACGCACCAAGAGCAGCTGTCGCTGAACGAAATCAGCTTCCAGCGGTGTGCCCACGAAATAGTCGCCTTGGCCCGGTTCTGCCACGAGCAGGTTGCCGTCCTCATCCTGCAGCGGAACGTTATTGCGCAGGGCCTTGACGACGGGGTTCAAGGTCTCGATCGGGGTGAACTTCACCGTCTTTTCGATCTTGGTGATGTCCTTCTCGATCGGGTAATTCGACTGCAAGATCTCCAGCGGGCTGACATCAATGTCCGGCTCACGCTCGGGGCCGCCAGTCTTGGTGTTGGCGCCGAGGAACAGCCACCCCTGGTTGGGCTCGGGGTTGTTGACCCAGTACCCGCCGACCTTGCGGCGGGCGAACAGGTCCGCGCGCAGCTTGCCATCCTTGGCCAGTGGGTTGAAGACATGCGGGCTGATATCAGTGGCCGCGCCGCGATAGTCGCGCGCTAATACGGCAACGAGCGGGCCTCGGATGGCGAAACGGCTATCGGTGTCGGTGAATCCTCCGACGCTCCAGTCAGCGCCGGTTTCGGGTTGCGTCATGTGACGCTCCTTCCATGGGTGATGAACCGGAAAGGGTTCCGGCGATTGAGGTGCGGCGGATGCCGCGACGCGATCGGGGGACCGCGACGATCAGTTGAACGACAGGCCGAGCTCGCAAATCGCCTTGAGGCGAAAGGCGTTGTCGGCCTTGTATTCGCGCAGCGTGGAGAGCTGCTGAAAGTCGATATAGTCGACGTTGGCGACCGTGCCGTCAGGCATGGGCACATCCACGATGTCTTTGCCGAGCAGCATGATCCGCCGATCGGTCTTGGCGCCCTCACGCTGCGCCTCGGTGATCGTCTTGCCGAAGGTGTGGATCGACAGAACAGCGGTGCAGTAGAACAGGTTCGCGTCGTAGGTGCCGTCAATCATGTTGACTTGGCGGAACGGAAGCGGATCGTCGGGCTTGCGTTCGATGTCGCAGGGGCCCAGCGGTGCGAGGTGGGCGAGCATCATCACGATCGCGTTGGGGGGCATCTGCTCATGCAGCGCGGCGGTCATCAGTCGGGCCTGTTGATGACATCGGCGGCGGTGCCGCCGAACGCGATGGCGGTGCGGGCCGCGACGGCGAACTCCGGTGTCGGGCTGGTGCCCCCGGTGCCGTCCTCGATCCAGTGGGCTTTGAAGTTGTCGTTGATGACCTTGGTGTCATCGTCACGGCCCTTGCCCTGCTGCACTTTCCACGCCGCGCCGTAGTCGCCGTGATCGACCGGCGAGATGGACTTGGCGTGTGCGGCCATCTCCTTGCCGACGCGCGCCTTCTCAGCCTTGGCTTCCGCCGAGGTGCGAATCGCCTTGTCGATCTCGGACTGCGGCACACCCAACGCGACCAGCGGGTTGGGTCTGCGATCTGCGGCCATCAGCCGACCCTGCGCTGGCAGATACAGAACACATGATCTTCGCGGCCGTCGAGGTCGAATTCGAGCACCGCGTCACCGACCATGCTGTGATCGCAGCCCAGGTGGCGAATCCGGTGCGCCGATCGGATGTCGGCGACCGCGACGGGCGCGGCGGCACCGGTGCCGTCAACGGCGGGGATATGGCCATCGATGACCGGCAGGAACGCCCACGATTGCTCAGTGGTTGTGGTGGTGATCCCCTGGTTGTCCTCGGCCGTCGACTGCACCTCGAACAGGCAGTTATCGACCCACACAACGCGTTCGGTGACTTGCGGCTTGCGGTACTCGTCCAAGATCGGGTCGCCCTGCCCGTCGAGCACCGGCACATCCCACACGATCGCGAGCCGCTGCCCGCCCAGGGTGTCCATCAGTAGTCGCACCTGGGGAAGTGGCCGCGCGCCTTGGCCTGTAGCGCCAGGCCGAGCATGCGGTAGTGACGGCGCCCGATGAACTTCTCGACGGCTTCACGATCGATCGCAGCCTGTTTGGTGCGATGACCCACCGTCTTGGTGAACGATGAGACCGGGCCAAACTCGCCATACATCAGCGCGTCCCGGGTGACCTCGAATGTGACCACCTTGGCCGCCGGATCATCGTCGGCGATGGCCGGTTTCTTGTCGCGTATCCAATCGGAGACGACCGTCAGTAGAGGCGCCGCCACCAGTTTCTCAGCTGCCGACAGCGGCCGATACATGGCGGCGAACGCCTCTACGTCAAGGAAGTCGGTCACGAAACTAGTCCGTGGCCTCGATCAGCGCCCACAGGTCGTCCTTCTCCTGTGCCTCCAGCTCGTCACGGTCATACGTGCCGTTGGCCATCAGCCAGTCGACCAGGACGGGTTTGGTCGCGGCCTTGAGCGGCTTCTTACGGGGCGCATCACCCTCGGCACCGGTGGCCTGGCTCGGGTTCCCGGAACCGCCTGCGGTGGAGCCGGGATCGCCATCCCCACCGTCATCGCTATCGGTGTCGCCGTCATCGGTGGCATCCGCCTCGGCCGAGTCGCTTTCGGGATCGGTCGATTCGGCCGGCAGCCGGGCGCCGAGTGCACCGACGGCGAGGCCGCGCTGGACCTCTTCGTCGGTGAGCGTGACGAGCTCGCCGAAAAACGCGCGCCGCCATACCCCGACCGGGGTCAAGTACTCCCACACGGCCGCTGTGATCACATGCTCGCTCACCTCGGGCATTACGGGGTGCCCGCCAGTCCGGTCACTTTCTTGACCGCGTAGGGGTCGGTGACGCCCATGATGGGCAGCACCGAAGACTGGACCCAGTTCTTCTTGGTCTCCGGGGTACGCCAGGTCTCGGTGGAGAGCATCTGTTCGTAGTCCAGGAACCCGACGCCGCCGCGCACGGCCGCATAGGCAGTGCCCGGGGTGACTCGGTTGGATCGGAAGATCTGAATATCGGCGTCCTTGAGTACGCTTTCCAGCTTGTCGTCATATGCGATGCGCAAATCCGCGTATTGGCGCGGGTTGACGACCCACACGTTGTAGACGTAGCCCAGTTCCTCGACATCGGCAGCCAGCTGCGCGGTGATGATGTCAGCGAATGGCCGGTCCTTGTTCGGCGTGGGGTTGTTGCCGGTCAGGGTGACGTTGCCCCAGTCGTGTCCGGGGATGACACCCGCGCCGCCGAGACTGGCGATTACCGCCTCCAGTACGGCCACGGTGCGCTGATTGATCTTGCGTACCAGCGTATTCGCCAGCTGTGTGGTCAGGCTGTCCATCTGGGCGCGGTCGTTGCGCTTCACGGCCTCGTCGGACATCCAGAACTTGCCACCCCAGTCCTCGGACTTGGCGACCTCGGGCTGGGTGCGCTCACCCTGCACGATCGTGTACTCGTCGGACGGGCCGCGCTGTTCCACGTCGTTCTTGGTGTACAGCTCGTTGATGCGAATCACGTCGTAGATGATCGCTCCGGCCGTGGTGCTCGCCCCCGAGGACGAAAACAGCTCCGGGGCAATGAACTTCTGCAGCGTCAGGTCCGAGAGCCGCTTGGTGATCCGGCCGGGCTCCTTGAGCGCCAGGTCGACCGAGATCTTGTTGTTATTGATGACCGGCGCACCCAGCGGGTACGCGACGGGAGATGTTGCCATGGTGGGTAGCCCTTTCCTAGTAGAGGCTGATCTCGGCGTCGGCGCCATCGGCCGCCGCGGACAGTGCGTAGCCAACGGCGACGCCGCTGGCGAACTTCTTGGCCTTGCCGGCCGTGCCGACCTCGACCTCATCGAATGCGGCGAGCGCGCCATCGGCGGTCACGTAGGTGACGCGCGAATTGCCCCGCGCCACACCAACGATGTCGCCGCTGGCCGCGTCGTACTTGGACACGCCGCACACCCGGCCCGCCGCATCAGCAGGGGCGACGGCGATGTTGCCGGTGGCGGTGCGGTTGCCGCTGATCTTGAGGAACCGCTTACCGGTGATGGCAGCTGTGGCGCGGCCGGTGATGTCGCGGCCGGGCTCGTAGACGCCCACGTTCTCGTTGGTCATGATCTATTCCTTCCCTTCCGAACTCGGCGCGGTGGGCGCGGAGTCAAACCAGCTCAGGTCATTGGGCACCGGACCGTCTGCGGGCTGCGTGGAATGCCCCGTCTCGGCGAGAGGGATCAGCCCGGGTGCCAGCGCGGCCAGCACGGCGGTGTGTCCTTCGCGGTCGGCGGCGAGCGCCTGCAAGTGGTGCTCCCGACGTGCCGGGGCGACCTTGCCGTCGGCGATGGCCTGATCGACCACACGCTCGTCACCCTCGCGCAACTGCTGTGCGCGCGCCTCGGCGCCCGCCTGCGCGGCCGCGACGGTGGCCTCGTACTGGGCCCGCTCGACGACCGTCATACCGGCCTTGGCGAGAGCAGCGGTGGCCTGCTCCAAAGTCGGTGCAGCGGGCGGGGTGTCGTCACTTTCCTGGCCGTCGTCGGCACGCTCTTCGAGCGCTTCGGCGGCGGCAGACAAAATGGTCTCGTCGTCGGCGTCGGCATCGATACCGAGCAGCTTGGCGAGGCCCTCATTCAGGGTTGCCACAATGGGCTCCTTTCCTCTGTTGACCTCGCCCTTCTCGGGCCGAGGGGTCTTGTTGTGCACCAGCGGAATTCGCGGCGCGGGCGCGGACTGGCGTCCGGCATAGCGGAACGCCGACAGATCGAACACCGATGCACGCGCGGCGGCCGACTTCGCGTCAGGCTCGGGCAACTCGACGACGCGATCGGCCAAACCAGCCTCGACCGCTTCGTCGGCGAGCAGCCAGGTTTCCTCAGCCATCACCGCGAGCCAGTCCTCGACCGTGCCGCCAGCACGGTCGGCGTAGATCTGCGCAATGTTGCTGTTGTGCTGGGCCAGTCGCGCCGCGCTCTTCTCCATATCGTGGGCATCTCCCACACACACCGCCCAGGCGTTGTGCACCATCATCTGGCTGTTGCGGTTCATCACGATCTCATCGCCCGCCATCGCGATCACCGACGCGATCGACGCCGCGAGGCTGTCGACCACGACGGTCACCGTGGCGGGATGATCACGTAGCGCGTTGAGAATGGCGATGCCGTCGAACACCGACCCGCCGGGACTGTTGATGCGCACCGTGATGGCATCGTTGTCGATGGCCTTCAGATCGCGGGCGAACTGTTCGGCGGAAATGCCGTACCACGAATCGATTTCGTCGTAGATCAGCAGCTCGGCCGGGCCGCCATCCGTCTTGGCAGCATTGCGGATGCTGTACCACGGGGGCCGCTGGCCCGCCGTGAGATTCTTGGTCACCACAGCGTCGGGTCTCCGTTCCTCGTGGCCGTGCTGGCGCCGCCGGGGCGTGCTCGGGTATGGGTGCGCACACGCACCGGCCCTCCGCTGTTGCGGGGCGCGTCGGCGGGTTCGTCGTCGGACTCCGGTTCGGCCTCGGGCGCGTTGGGGTCGGGCCCCGGCAGGCCAGTAGCCGAGCGAATGAAGGCCTCAAGACGTGGATCGGGTGTCAGTAGTCCTGCGTTGACGAGCATTTGCAGCGCCGCGGCGGTAGCGTCCTGGCGCGAACCGATCTCGTCAAATACCAGCAGCGGCGCCGGTTCGTCCTCACCGAAATTGAGGTCGACCAGATCCTCGACGATGTGCGCCTGTGCGGTGTTGCGGATGTCCTCGGCGACCGTCTGGACCGACTGCACGAACGTATCGGCTTGCACACTGGCCAGCGCGTACGAGCCGCCCTTGCCGTCCAGATTCAGGAAGTGCGCCAACGCAACCAGGGCCATCTGGTGGTCGTGGTACTCGATCGCACGCCGGGGGTCCATCGGGGTGCCCGATGGCGACATGATCCCGGCCTCTTGGCCCTCAGCCAGGGCCAGGCCGGACGACTCGCCACCGCTGTACTTAGAGGCGACATCGAGCAGCGCGTCCATGCGCTCTTCGTCCTGAGAGTCGTTCTCGTTGCCCTTGATCCACGGGACGCCGATGCCGTGGCGGCGTGCGGCGGCGGCCTCGATGCGCATCAGCTCGTCTTTGAGCTTCCAGTGCTTATAGGCGGGCCGTAGCAGGCTGTTGCCGATCCACACACCCGGATCGGGCTCGTACGCATACACGACCAGCCGGTTGATGGGAATGATCGAATCCATTGGCCCGCCAGCGGGTATCGCCACTCCGCTCGATGTCATCGTGAACCCGCTGGAGGGGTGTTGCTCGATCGAGACCAGGCCGCCGTCGCGGTCGACGTTCCACTTGGCGATGGTCACCTGGGGGCGCGGGGCGAGCTTGCGCAGCACGGCGCGGATGTTGGCGCCGTCGCCTTCGAGGCGGTAGACCTGCTCGAACACCGAGTGCCCGTACCGCAATGCCATAAGGGCCTGCTGCAGGTGCTTATCCCAGGAGAACCGGCCACGGGTGCGCGTCTGGGGTTCGTCCTCGTCGGCGGCGCCCTCGATGGGCAGACCCAGATTGCGGGCGATGAACTCGGTGACCTCATCGCTGGCGCCGTTCTGCCGGATACGCCACGCGGTGCGCCGGATCGGCAGCCCAATTGCCCGTAGCACCGATGAGATTCGGGCGTCTTCGCGGACCATGCGCGTGTAGGTCCACACCGACAGTGGCCAGATCAGGTCGGTGGTCTGCTCGAACTGGTCGGTAGGTCCACCCCAGCCGGTCGCGCCGGCCGAGCTGAGCACGTACCCCTGTTCGGTACGCGGGGCGGCGGTCTTCTTCGGTGCCTGCTGATCGGCCATGCTCGCCCCCTTTCTCAGAATGCGGCGCTCATCGCGTCGAAATCGGCGCTATGCCGGTGTGATTGGTGCTCTCGTGCGGCCCCGGTGCGGGCGCCGACGGTCTTGGTGGGTGCCTTGACGCCGAACTTCAGTAGTGCCCAGTGCGCCATCGAGACGCACACCAGCGGCGTTCCAGCGCCCGTGTAGTCCTCTGCCCAGATGAAGTCACCTTGTGGCAGCTCTTGCATGGTCGCGCTGACCACCGAGTCATTCAGGACCGGCTGATCACTGTGGGAGAGCTTGCCCGCCAACGCATCATCGAGCAGTCCACCGCAAGCGAGGGCAATCTCGGGGGTGCCGATCATGTTGGGCTCGATGCCAGCGGCCGTCAGTAGCGGTTCCAGGACGTTGGCGGTGTTCTTCCGGTCAATGACCAAGGCGATGGGGTTCCACTCGGTCACCTTGGCGATCAGGTACTTGGCGATCTCGGTGTGCGAGCCGTCGCGCAGCGGACCTACCTCAATGTGGCTGCGGCCGTCAGTGGCCCACTGCGCGGCGGTGATCGACCACGCGTCACGGTTGCGTGCGCGGCGCACCGCGATCACGCGCGAGCCGATGAGCTTGGCGTCGGGATTGGCCATATCGCCCCATATCGCCTCGGGAATCGGCGAACTGATCTCTTCCTCGTCGGGCGGGTAGTCACCCCAGCCGAGATAGTCAGCGTCGAAAATCGCGCGCTGCTCCAGGGTTTTGGCCTTCTGCAGCTTGGAGCGGATCTCGCGCTCGTTGGTCGCCACGCCGTAGGACGGCTGGGCCGCTTCCCAGGTGTCCGGTTCGTTGCGCGGCATGTCTCGGGGCGCGGCGTACAGCGCGTAGTACAGGTCCGGGGCCTGCTGGTGCCCGAGGCGGTGCATGCCGGTCAACGTGTGGCACTTCGGGTGAATGCTGGCTACCGGTGAGGTCGAGATGTACACCGTCTGCGGGTTTTTGGCCGCCGACTGGGCGCCGGTGAGGTTCTGTTCTTCGCCGGGGTCGATGTCGTAGGCCTCATCGACGATCAAGAGGTCGATCTCGGTGTATCCGCGGCCGAAGTCTTGCGAGCGGGGGCCGAACTCGGCCTCGCACACGATCTGGCCGGTGTTCGGATCGCGCAGCTTGATCACGCCACGGTTCCCGGCCTTGGAGGGCTTCTCGGCCAGCCTCTCCCGCAGCCAAGGCACGCGATCGATCACGGCCCACACGCGCTTGAACACGTCGTAGGCGGTTGACCAGCGCTGGGCGGTGTAGATGATGCGCGCCGAGCGCAGCACGTACATGTGGAACAAGATCAGCAGGACGATGAGCAGCGTCTTGCCTTGCTGGCGTGTGCATTCGATACACACGTCGCGGTGAGTCCAGAGCCGGATAGGTGGCCGTCCCTCGCGGGCGGCGTCCTCGATCTCTTCGGCGGTAGCGTCCTGGACCGACAAGATGCCCTGGAGCGAGCGCCATTGCCACGGCATGGTGCGCAGCCCGATGTCGAACCCGAACCGGCCACACCGGTCGGCCTGCGCCGACTCGTCGCCGGGGTGCCGCGACTCGAATTCCGGTGTCTGGCGGCCCTTGAGGCGTGGCCAGGACCCGACCCAGGCCGGAAGGCTCGGCTTAGTACTTTTCGAGCGGGCTTGCGCCATTGGGCTTGCTCGGTGCCTTGCCGCGCCGGGCGTGAACCGCCGCGATGAGCTTGCGCAGCTGCTCGGACTGGGCGCGCTGCTGGATCAGCACGTTGTTCACGACGACCTCCGTCGTCTCGGTGCCGATCTTGACCTGTAGCCAGGCCTCGCGGTCGCCATTGAGTAGTGCGTTCATGCGGGCGAGGTAGTCGGCGGCGTGCCCGGCCTGCTCGATGAGAATGCGCAGCGAGAAGGGGTCGCCCGGTTCGGACAGATCGTCGATGAGCTTCTGACCGGGGGTCTTGCTGGCTGTTTGCTTCCGGGCGGCACGCTTAACTGGGGCGTTAGCTGGCTTTGCTGCCTGGTTTGCCGGTTTGCGGGTGGTCATTGCCGTTTGCCGCATTGCGGGGCTGAAAATAAAAAAGCGACTGGCGCCCCGGGGGTCACGTGGCCACCCCGCCTGGATAATTTCAGGCGGAGGGGCTTTGACCTGCGGTTATGGCACTTTCGGGCGTGTGCATCGGTGCTGGTCAGGGGCTTTTCGGCCCATCGGCTGGCGATCACCACGACATCACACCTCCGTCGTGTTTGCTGGCAGGGTCGGGATGTTTGCTGTGCGACTGGTCGGCGTACCAACGTTTTGCTGCCTGCGCCATGCGCCACGGTCGTTCGGCTTTGCATCGGGCCATGACCACGGCCCGACCGGGGTCGATGGTGATGACCTGCGCACCAGCGGATCGGTAACGCGCGAGCAGACCCTCGCCGGGCATGGAGTGGATCAGGTACACGTCGCACTGGTCAGCGAGCGTCAGCGCTGTATCGATCGCGGCCAGTCGTGCGGCCTTGGTGACCGAGCGGATGTGTTGCGGCGGGTCGTGCGGATCTCCGCCCGCGGGCGTGAGCACCGAAGCGATGGCGTCGTAGTCGATGGTGATGTCGCCATGCTTAGCGTGCTGTCGTACCCATGTGGACTTGCCGGCCGCAGGCGGGCCGGTCACCAGGTAGAGCACCGCGCGCCCTTGTCCATGTTGCATTTGAGATGGGCGCATTGGACGTTGGTCGACAGGTGATCACCGCCGAGTGACATCGGTACCACGTGGTCAAGGCTGGCGCTCATCCGGTGGGGGTATATCAGCTGCGGATCGACTGATTGGCCGCAGATGCCGCACTGCCAGTGGTCGCGCTCATAGATCGAGCGGGGGTTGATGTACTCGTACTGAACGCCGTACTTACGGGCTCGCTTTCGGTGTCCCTTGTGGTGCCAGCGGTGTGCATCGCACAGCCTGCGTCGGCCAGTGAACGACTGGCCACATACCTCGCATATCGAGCAGATCGATGGCCGATTCGGCTTGGCAACCGGGTTGGTGCGGGCCTTAGCCCGGTGTCGTACTTGGTAATAACGATTCAGCGCGCGTTGGTCATCGCCAGTGCAGCCGTCCTGTGCGCGCTGTATGCGCCGACACGGTTGGCACGTGATCTCGGTGCGAGAGTTGCGGCTAACGATGCGTAGTTGACCGCACCGGGAGCACGGCTGGCTGGCCAATATCACCCCCAGAAATGCAGGAAGCCCCGCAACCTTGGAGGTGCGGGGCAGCTGTACGACCCGGCTATTGACTGCGGTCAGCCCGTTACGTGTTCACCAGTCCATAGCTAGATGCTCAGACCGGAGCTGGGTCTGGTTCGGTTGGCCGGTCAGTGCGGGGCGCTTGTGGTCCCTACTGCCGTCGCCCCGTTGTCCGTTGCAGGTGGAATGCAAAAGCCGGTCGGCTCTAGTTCCGCCCATCGCGCGACTGAGGGAATGGTCAGCGGCTAACGCCCTCGCATCCCAATTGCGTTCGGCTGCTTTAAACATCGGGCGGTTGCACCACCAGCACAGATCGCCGTCAGTGTGACATCGAATCAATCGCTCACGATGCTGGCGGTGCGTCCAGCCCAGACCGCGATCGGTGGTGCTGGCCTTACGGCCGGGCCTCGGCATGCGCGGTGTCCGGCTCGGCCTCGGCGCGCGCTGACGGTGCCGTAGGTGCTGGCGCGACCCTCGCGGGTGCGACGGATGGCTCGCTGCCGTCCTGCTCCACATCCAGCGTCCAGCCGTTGGCGCGGGTAGTGATGGTCATCGTGGTGTTCCCAATGGGCTGGCCCAGCTCGGCCAGCGTGCCCGCCTGCGCGAGAGTGACCATCGCGGCCAGACCCCAACCCTGCCCGCCGGATTGGCGCTTAAGGTCGGGGATATCCGGCGGCGTGGAACGCCACTTACCCGGGTCGGTGTCCATGAGGACCTTGCCGTCGACGGTGATCTTGATATTGCTCATTGGGCTAGGAACTTTCGTAGTTGGCGGGCATCGATCGTCACGTCGTCGGTCTTGCCGACCGTCAGCACCAACAAGGGTGTGGCGCGCTGGTGGTCGGTGCGGTCATACAGCGTGACGATTCGGGTGCCGTCCGGGGCATCGGCGGCGTCCTGGCGCAGCTGTGCCGCATCGGCTTTCGTGAGTACGTCGAATTCGCCATCGATGACCGACTCAATCGCCTCGGCCCACAGTTTCGCGGCCTGGCCGATCATCTCCTGCGCCTGATCATCAGGCATACCGGTCGCCCGGAAGCCGGGAATCGGAATCACTCGTGCGGGACTGTTCGCGTCGCCGGGATGCGGCAGAGCGCCCGAAGCGAACGTGCGGGTGAGTAGTTCAATGAGCGCGGTGGTGCTGGGCATAGTGCGGCCTCTCGCTGACTAGGCCTTCCCACCGTAATTAGCCTGGTGGAAAGGGCTTTACGGTCCCGTGGGTATGAAGCCCGGGCCCCAGATCTTCGATTTCGTTCGAACGAGTTTGATGAGGCTATTGATTGGAAACCCAATCGCGTAGCCATAGCCACCGTCGCGTCTTTCGGTGTATCCGATATTGAGCCCCAACAGCTTTGGGCCGCCGTCATTGCCTGTTCCCACCCACGCTGAGCCGCTGTCTCCCTCGATGCCTACCAGGGTTGATTCCATCCGTGACATCCGTGGGTAATCCGCGTCGGTGCTGATCATGGTGATCGATCCCTGGGTCTTCTGTGTCCGAGCACCGAACTTCTCGACAAAATCGCCCTTGGTCGGGTTTCCGTATGTCGTGAAGTAATGGTCGGAGATGTAGGCATTTTTGTAGAGCTGGATAACGGCCACCCCGAAGAGCCCGCTCGGCAGGTCGTCAGGCATTAGATAGACGACCTCGCCGATAATCTCGCGGTCCGCCGTTGACACCTTTTGATCAACGCCGTCTGCACAGTGCCCCGCGGTGACCGCGAGTCGATCATGGTCGTTGTTGGTTGCGAAGAAGCCTAGTGAGCAGGATCCGCCACCAGCGAAGTACAACTTTGTACCTGGCACCAGGCCCACTCGCGCGTGAGCAAGTGGCGGCACGGCCAGCGTGAGCGCACACGTCATAGCAACCACAACGGACAACCGAAAAACGCTCAATCTCCGGCTCTTTCCTCGATCTCACAGTTTGGCTTGGCGTCTGACTGATTAGGACGGCTTTTGTGTGAGTCGCATGGTCCGGCCGAGCTGGACGATTAGATCCTTGCTGATTTCTGGGTACTGGGCGTTGCCGCGGGCAAACAGCAGTACGCGCGCTTCTTTGATTCCAACTACCGCTACGATCGCGGTCGTGGTCTGGCCCTGACCATCGGTAACCTCTACACGTTCCAGATCGCCTGGCAGGTTCGGTCCCACCCAGTAGGTGGGTTCGCATTTGGCCTCGACAGCGCCCAGAGAATTGATGAACTGCTGAGTCAGCACTTGAGCGACTGCCATATTGCTCGCAGACTTAGGCAACGACCCCATCGAATAGATGGTGTTGTTGATAGGCGCGATATCGACGATGCCGACTCGCTGCTGGTCCTCGTTCGGGGACAGGTTTTGTTCGGCGGTGACCTCTGACGGCCATCGATTGCTTACGACGCCGACATTTAGGCCTTGGGGGATGGTGAACTCGATGGGCATCCCAGGGATCTCGGCTGGGCCAGTGTTAGACGTAGGGTTCGGGCCCCGGTCCGCGATGAAGGTCCGCTGGACCGATTCACATACTGACCCGAACTGATCGACACTCACCGTGTTCGTGACAGTCCACCGTTGGTGCCCGAAAACAGCTCCAAGCCCGAACGCCCCGATTACGGCGACAACCAACAATGCGATCACTTTCCCCGGCATTGTCGACAAATCCCCTGTCTCGCGGTTTTGCCACATTCTTACATAGCGAGGGGGCTGTCGGACGCTTTCCGGTGGTACAAGTTAGAACTTGCGAAAAAGATGCGACCTTGCGAATTCTGTATGATTTGCCCGAACTCTCTCGCAAGGAACGGGCCTGACGCTTCGTGGTGGGCGTGCGGACACGGGGAGCGCAGATGCGCGGACTAAATGCCGAAAACCCCAGCTAGGCCGGTGTTTTCATGCAGTGGACATAGTTGTCCCACCGACATGTTGAGACTCATTTTGCCATACGTGCAGGTCAGACCTGCGATATCGGCGCTTTCGCGTGTCGCGACGCCACACGGTGTGCGCGGCCATGAGTGCTGAGGCCAGCGCTGGCGCGTCCTGCACGGGCAGCTTGTCGGGCACGTTGCGGATGGCCACCTGGTCGCCGTGCGGGCTGATGCGAACGGCGCCGTCAGACCATGGTTGTGCGGTGATGGGTACACGGACGTATCGGCGGCCGGACTTGTAGGTCTCGACCTCGGGTAGTGCGATCACCACATGCCCCTTGGTCTTGAGGGCGTCGGGCAGTATCGAGGCGATGATGTCGGCGACCTGCGCCTGCGTGTAGAGAACGGTCTCGGTCTGGCCTTCGGCGCCGATGGTCACACCTCGGGTTATCCCGAAGAGGTTCGGGATGCTCTCGATGACCTCACGAATGGCCTTACGTGCGTCCATTCGCCAGTTCTACGCCGAGAGTCCGACATGACGGCTAGATAGCGGCCAGAGGATGGAGTTCTGGCGAACACGGGCCGACCCACCGACCGAGACGTGGCGTCCCATGGTCGATGTTGCTCCAAGATCGCGGTACCGCGCGACGGTGTTCATGCTGTGTCTACCAGCGGAGATGCACAGCCCGAGCCGCTACGGCTAACTCAATAGCTGGGGTTTTATCGACATGGCAACCATATGTATGCGATGATCTGGCCAGGGGCGCGCTCGGCGTCGGCTGAAAGGGGCGGTTGTATTCATGGTCATGAAGGAGCGTTGGACGATGCCAGCGGGTTTGCGGCGAGCCTCGGCGACGGTGGCGATTATCGCCCTGGTGATCGGCGGAGCGAAGATCGTCAATGATCACACCCTTCCCGGTAGCGGATTCTCGACGGTCGCGACCGTGGCCGCAGAACCCACGGGACCTCCGGGGCCGACTGGGGGTATGACCGACGGCGGGGGCTCTCAGTTCCAGCCGCCGCAAATGCCCAGCTCAATGCCCGATTACCAGGGCGGTAACAATCAGCCGCCGATGGATCAGAACTCTGGAATCTCAATCTACAACACGGGATCGCCTGGCGCGCAACAGGTTCCGGGCCAGCAGGCCGGGCAGCAGCCGCAGCAGGCGCAACAGCCCGCCCACGGGACTCAGATCCCGGACTATCAGACCGCGACCCAGTACACCCAGGGACCTGGTAAGCCAAATCCGGATTACCAAGCACCGCAACAGAATGCGCCGCAGCAGGGGCAACAACCCCAACAGCAGCAGCCGAGTCAGCAGCAGCCGCAGAACAAGCAGGACGACACGACCCAGCAGCTGAACCAGAAGCAGCAGCAGTGTCAGTCAGCTATGGCGGAACTGGGTAACGTGGTTCCGCCGATCGGCGGTGGCGGGGGCCGCAGTCCGATCTGGTGGTTTGAGCCAGGCCTTGATCCGGTCCCGACACCGGGTGGAGACTGCCCAGGTGGCTGCCCATCAGTCGTCCAAAAACCTGACGGATCGACCGTCATCCAAATGACTCCCGAGCAGTACCAAAAGGCGCTTGAGGACGCGGCCAAGAAGGGTGGCGAGGAGGCCGCGAAGAAGATGCTTGAGGAGCAGCAGAAGAAGAACGCCTTCAGCCAGAGCGAGATGTGGGGCAAGGCCGGCAAGGGCTGTGTAACGGCCGGAGGAATTACGCTCCTTGCAGCCTGGTACACGGGTCCAGTTGACTGGGTGGCAGCAGGGATCGCGTGCGTGGGTGGCGCCGTCACTGGCGTTGCGGACTACGCAATCGATTGGGCAAGCAAGGGAGCGGTGGTACCAGCGAAATGAGCAACGTGATAGAGAAACTGAGGTTGACGCTGCGCGGTTCGATCGCGTTTCGGTTCGCGATAGCAGTCCTTGTGCTCGCGTTGAGCGCCGTCCAGTTCTATTTCGGGATCGCTGAGCACAGAACCTCGATGCTTATTTATGGCGGCGTGATTCTGTTGCTCGGTATCGTCATCGTGAGGGACACCCTCAAGCGGAAAGCGAACAGGGATCGATGACGGGTTTGGACAAGTCGATTCGCCCCGGTCGTGTGTTCACAGCTGCGGTTCTTTGCTTGCCTGCATTGGTGTTTCCTGCGTGCTCCTCCGATCATCCGGCAGCCGCAGATAAGACCTCAGTCCCAGCCAGCGAGGGTGTCCAGGCCGATTTTGAGACGATTCCTGGCCAGTTTCCGCCCCAAGCTTCAGGTATCCCTGGTGCTTCCATCGCCCCGGTGGGGGCGTGTGTCAGCTTCAACGGGCCAAGCACTAACGCGAGCTTGAAGGTCGTTGACTGCGGTTCACCTGATAACGGATTCAAGGTGATTCAGCGGGTGGCTACACCTAAAGAGTGTCCAGCGGATGTGGCGCAGAAGTTCTACATGAACCCTGACGAGGGGCAGTTCACCGCCTGCTTGGACTTCGCGTGGAGCGCCAAGGACTGCCTGAGCATCGGCAAAGTAACCGCTGTCCGCGCCACGTGCGATGACACGTCGAAGCCGAATCGCGAGAAACCGGTCAAGGTCATCTTGAACACCACCACGAACGCTGGGTGTGGTCCTACGGGTGGTTTCCCGCATGCGGTGCGCAAGTTCACCATCTGCACCGAGACCCAGAAGTAGCTTCCTCGGCAGTAGCCTGCCTATGTGGTTGATGGTGTAGCTCAGCGGCGGTGGTCCGCCGATGAGTTGGCGGTGGCGTTGGATCGGTCGCTGTCGTGCGCTGAGGCCGGCGCAATGTTGGGCCGCACCCGGGTGCAGGTGGAGAAGGCCCGAAAGCGGTACCGGGGACGCGATATTGAGCAGCTGCTCGCCCAGAAACGTGGTCGCGCTGCTGAGCTGGAACAGGTGGCGGAGACAGACATCGGCTGCTACGGCTCATGGACACCTCAGGAGATCGCGATCGCGCTAGACCGGTCGATTCCCCGCGCCGAAGCGGCCCGCCGGTTGGGACGTTCCTTCAGGGCGATCAAGCACATTCGAGACCTGCAGCGCCAAAAGGCCTCGGGTTTGATCCCGGCGCGCGAGTCGCGAGCGGAGCCGATACGGCAGCGCCTCTGGACTGAGGATGAGATCGCTGTCCTGGCCGATGAGTCCCGCACACCCACGGAGATTGCCGCCGAGTTGGTACGTTCGATCAACTCGGTCACTGTGGCTCGTGCGCGGTGGCTGGGGCGCCTGCAGGGCAAGGTTCCCGAGCATCTGCACGGCACCTACACCGCGGTGAGCCGATACGGATGCCTATGTCCGCGCTGCCGGGACGCGGCCGAGGCCGAACGGCTACGACGCCAAGAGGCCACCCGGCACACGGCGGTTAACTACAAGGAACCCTGGACCGACCACGATATCGAGATCGCGATGGATCGCAGCCTGACCGTCATTGAGGCCGCCCAGCGCTTAGGGCGAACCCACAGCTCGGTGCGCGCGCTGCGATACAAGTACCGCGATACCTGATTGCCGTTGGGCACGAGGTCACCGACGTATGCGTTGGGGAACCGATCGCGCTGTGGACGTGCCATGCGTTGGTTCTACGCCGGGGGTCTGACGTTCGGTGTGGCGAGGCCCTGTCCGTACGACACACCCCCGACACGCCCGGGTGTGACAGGCCCCCGTAGTAAATTTCGAGGAGGTCCCACCGGGTTTGCAGGGGTGGCGCGCGTTGGGCAATCCCGTCCAGCGGGTTTCATGCCCCCAGGCCCGGAGGTACCGATGGGTAGAAACAAGCGAAAAAGAGCCGCCGACTGGATCGCGTTGGCGATTGAGTCGATACGGCTCTTGATCGTGATCATTTTGGCAGGCATTCACTGGCTGTAAGCCGGTGTCTACGGGAACGGGGTGCGACCCGTTCCCGTAAGGCGGGATTCCGTAAGGGGTCCCGCCTTACCTGTCTGTCATGCCGTCCAGTCTCCCGTCCGGCATGACATGAACTGTAGCGCAAACCGTAGCACTCAGTACCACATCTATGGGAAACGGAGTGTCTTCCGCAGTGCATGTGCAAGTCTGTACATACGTCCAGGAAACCGCATTTCAGACCGATATTTGGCCCAAAATCCGGCCCGCTCTTCAGGGTGTGTACGGCCCTCAAGTTATTGGTAACAAACCGTTGCACCAAACCGTTGCACGCCGCCCCTCAGGATTTGCCCTTAGCCGTGCCCTCTGGCGTTCCTCGGCCGCTCTGCTCGCACCGCGCGCACGTCGCCGATGCGAACCATCTGGTGCCCCTGGGCGTCCCGGCCGCGCACCGGCACCCACCCGCGTCTAATCCACCGCTCGATGGTCGACTGTGGCACGTGCTCGTCGAGGCGGGGGAGTACCACGTCGACCAGCTCGCGCACGGTCGCGTTGCGGTCGTCGAGCTCGCCGAGGTTGCGTGCCAGCACGTCGGCCACCGAATGCGCGGTATCGCACTGCGGGCACACGATTGAGCCGCTGTGGCTCGGCGCCATGAGTGCGTACCCGCACCGGGTTGAGTTGTCGCCCTTGCGGCCCCGCTCGGCGAGTACTTCGTCGGGTGCCGGGTCGGTGATGCACGGCCCGATGATCATGGGTTCGGGTGGGCGGTTCACCACGCGTGTAATTGACCGGTACACCTGCTCGATCTCGTCGCAGATCTCGGCGCCGTTCTCCTGCAGCGCGATATTGGCCGCGTGCCGGTGCAGCCACTTGGCCATGCGCGCTGTCGTGGCGACTGAGTGCGTGTCGTCGCCGCGCCTTCCGGCGTAGGTCACGCGTAGGTCATCCGCGGGGGAGTCGTCGGCCGTGCGCGTCTCCGGGGCGCCGTCGCAGTCGTCGCACAGCGGTCCGGCCGACGAGGCGGGCAGTGTGACGAAGCACCGTCGACACGAGCCCGCCCGGGCCGGCGGCGCCGAATCGAGGCTGAACCGATCTGCCGGCCGCCGTGCACCCGATTCGACGACCACCGGCAGAGGCCTTGGCCGGGTGCGGAACTCGGGCACGTTCAGCCCGCGCGTCTCGCACATGTCGCGGATGGTCGTAGAGAGCGCGTTGCGTATCCGGTCCAGCTCGTCGCTTGCGCGTCCGTTGACCCGGCCGAGTGCCAGGGCATGCCACAGTGCCGCCTGGTGTCGGTCTCGGTGGTCCCTGGCGGTCGGGGTGGTGTCCTTGTCGCGCGGGAACGGTTCGACGTGGCTCACGAGCGCGTCGTCACCGTGTAGCACGTCGCGGCGTTCGCCCTTGCGTGCACCGTCGCCCAGGTTCGCCTGCCCGACAGCGGTCTCGGTGAGTCGGTCGATCCACCACGGCAGATCAGCCAGGCGCTTGCGCAGCTCCGCGATGCAGGCCTTGCACACGAACAGATCGGTTGCGCGTTCGCACCGCTTGCACTTGGTCAACGGTTGAATCCCCTTACCATTTCGGCGAATTGGACATCGATATCGTGCTGTTCGAGCCTGGTGAGGAACTGAATTTGCCAGGGCTGCAACGGCTTACCAGCCTCGGAGCAGAGCTCATCTATCCGGTCAGCGTCGCCGGGGCGCGTGCGCCTCATCGCCCGCCCCTCTTGGGTGGTGCGCACATCACCGCACCGGCTACCGGTCGCACGAAGGCGTGGCAGTCGCGGCAGCGCCGGTTTCCGTACTCGTCGCGGTAGTGGCGCTGGTTGTGTCGGCAGCGACGGATTTTCAGCACCCGCCCATCGAGGTCGCGGTCTCTCATTGCGCACCACCGGCCGCGAACGCAGCGAAGGCTTCGCCGCTGGTGTCGAATCGGCACCAGGTTTCGTACCCGTCGGTGAGCCGCTTCTCGATGCGCCACTCGCGGTTCACCGGCCAGATCCGCCAGGGCGCGGGTGGGCGCGCTAGCGTGCGCGGCTGGTCGTGTACGGCGCCGTCGTACCAGTAGCCCTCGGTCAGCGTGCAGTCGGTGAGCTGGATGGCTACGCGCCCGCCGTCGGTCAGTCCGGGGCAGGTGAACCACCCGGGGTCCGTTTTCTGGGTCATCGTGTCTCCGTTCGCATATCGATTCCTGGGGCTGTGGTCGTCGCTGGCGGGTTTCCGGGCCGTTCGGGACTATCCGGTCGCGGCGGGGGGATTTTCGAGCGCTGCGCGGGCTCTGGCGGCCCCGGCTTTGGCCACTTCGGTTCGGTCAACGTGATCGCAGACGCGGGTGCCGTCGTAGCCGTCGGAATCGCAGATCTCGCACAGTGCGATGGCTGCGAGCTTGGCCTCCAGGGCTGCCTGCTGCTCGGATTCGCGTTCGGCGCGGTGGATCTCGGCTCGGGCACGCCGCGCGTCAGCGCAGGCGCCGCAGGGCGCGCTTGTGCCGCCGGGATGCTTCGAGCAGTGGGGGGTCTGGTCCTCGCCCGCGTCTACCAACGCAAGATCCCCTACCAACTGATTACTTACTTGGTGTGGGGTGGTGTGGGGTGGTGTTGTTGGTGGGACAGACGCGTGACCGGACGTGTGAGTCACGGAGTCTGTCACGCGTGACCGACTGCGTGACTTAGCCTTCCGCTGGCGTGCCTGCTCCCTGGCCGCAAGTATGTTGACCTTGAGGTTTTCTGGTTTCCAGTCGTGGAACCACCAGCCCGCCTCGCCCTCCTTTTCGCCTCGGCGCCATAGCTCCGCATCGACGAGTTTTCGTGCTTTTGCAACGCCTTTCGGCTGCTGTTTTACCCACCATTCGGCCACAAAACCGTCCGTCAAATAGGCCATGCAATGCGATCCGGCGCGTGCCCACATGCCCAACGCCTCGTCTCCGGCGCGCTGCGCCTTGGGGTGCGAGTGGAACGCATCATCGACGGGGAACCACATCAGGGGTCACACTTCCTTGTTCGTCTTGAGAATTGGCAATTTCGAGCAGCACATCGGCATGGCAGTTGATTTCACAGAGGGAGCCATTCGGGCTCACGCGCCGCGGTGGGCACCAGCACGCGAGGTCATGGCCAGCCAGCTCGGCGCGGATCTCATCGAGGCTGGGGTAGTTCGGGTACCGGCCATTGAGTAGGTCGCACTCAAACAGCCACGCCGCGAAGTGTCGTGCGGTGGCCATGTCGCAATAGGACGGACCGCCGGTCAGGTCCAGGGGTGAGCCGTGGACGCGGTACATCTGGCAGTGGCGTCCGCGTTCCGACGTGATTCGGATTGGGTTGCCCCACTTGCTCGGCCGCCCGACGTAGATGGCGCCTTCTGGCATCCGCCAGCCCGCGGTGCGCTTGCGCTGAATGCGTTCAGGCATGGTCATCTCCTGGTGCGTAGAGCACACGAGCGGGCAACTGCGACTCAAGTTCGCGCGCGCGGGCCTCTGCGCTCATGCGGGCCTCGAAATGCTCGTTGGCCCGGTCCCGTTCGGTTTCGAACTCGTGGTCTAGGAAGTCGACTTGCTCCAACAGTTCACGGTGCAGTGGGTCGGAATTGCCCCACTCGATCGCATAGCGGGTCCGCGTGATGAGGTCGGCCAGGATGGTGCCCGGCCGTGGCTGCAGTTCTTTGTCGATCTTGGCGGCGAGCTCGTCGATCTCTCGCTTGTAATCCCACGTCGGCGTGAAGTCGTTCGGGAGTAGAACACCAGCGCAGCGCAGAATCGTGGCGATACGGTCGATGCGGTTAAGCATTGGTCACCACCTCAAACATTGAATCCATCTGCGCCTCAAGAGCTGCCGTGCGGGCCCGTTGGCGCGTCTGCGCATGGTGCTCCAGGTCGTAGTGCAGGTGGCACCCCTGGCACATGGCGCGCAGGTTCTCATCCCGGCAGTCCTCGGGGGTGTGGTTCAGGTGCGCCACGGTCAGCACGACGCGGCTGCCGGTGCCGTATGCGGGCTGTCCGTTGACGTTCGTGCAGCGGTCGAGGTGTGTACCCCGCAGGCACTCGCCCTCGCACTCGCAGCGGCCTTGGGCGCGCCCGAAACGGATGCGGCGCGAGATCTCGGGCCAGTCCTTGGGGTAGCGGTCGCGGTTCTCCGGGCGGATGGGCATCAGACCGCCTCCCATAACGTCCGCTGCACGCTGTGCTGTGTCGTGTCGACGCGTGGACGCCCGGGCATGTCCCAGCCCTTGCGCGGCGGTCGCTGTGCCACCACGCGCCACCCAGCCGCGCGCAGCGATGCGCCGGATTCGCTCGCAAGGGTGTAGGTGACGAGTCTGCGATAGCCCATTGCCTTGGCTGCCCGCCAGGCAGCGCCGTACAGCATCGAGTTGGCGTTATGGGTGCCGTCTGTGCAACTGCGGTTGACCTCCAGAGTCAGTCCGTCATCGAATGCCGGGGCGACGGGTCGGCCAACCATGGCCACACCCACGATCCGCGTCGAGTCAGCTACCGCAACGCTGAACTTGTGACCGGTCGGGGCCGGATGATGCCGATGGTGGCCGTACACAAACGCGCACGCCTCGGCGAATGTGATGGGGCACAAAGACAATTCCGGCATCACTCACCCCTTCTGAATTTCGTATGGCACTTCTCGCACCGCGGTCGACCGGCGCTGTGCGGCTTGGTCTTGCAGTCCACGCATAGGCCGGCCTGGTATGCCTTGGTGCTCTCGGGGGTGCGGGTCACGACAGGCACCCCCACGACGCGCACCCCGGGGCGCCGCACAGGCGCGCGCAGTCGCTCGGCCGAGCCGGGTTGTGCGCGCCGTTGGGCGGAGGCTGTCGCGCCTGGTCGATTGCCGCCAGCGCCTTGCGCACCAACACCCAAGGTCCGTCGCCGTATCGGTGCTCGACGGTGACCGTGTGCCAGGCACCGTCGCATTTAGCCTTTACGACGTAGTTGTTCACGTCGTCGGGGTGCGGTCGGCCCGGCTCGGTGCGTTGGATCGTCATCCCCTCGCCGATCGACTGACCGTTGACATGCAGCTCGAAATGAAGCGTCATGTCATCGGCCAATCGACGATCGAGTACTCGGGGTTGTCGCTGGGCGCACCGAGGGACACTGGGTGGCCGTCTGCCTGGTACACCGATATGTGGTGCCAGCCTTTGGTCTTCGGGGCTCGTATGGCCACCACGTCGCCGCCGATTGCGGGAGAGTGGGCGCTCCAGACGTGCGTGCGCCGCAGGTTGATCAGCCGGTGCTCGCGGTCGGTGTACCGCCATTTGCGGCCCCAGTAGATGAGCGAGCAGCGGTGCGGTATCCGGTTGCGCCACACGACAACCAGGGGCTCGGGTGGTTGTGTGGGCATCAGAACACCCACCAGTCGCCGTCGTCCTCGACACTCACGACCACCCAGCCCGTGATCAACAGCACCGCGATGGCAATCAGGATCATCAGCCAGTGCCAGTCGATGAGAATCCAGTCGATCATCATTCGCTCGACTTCTCGCGAGCCTCGCGCTGGCGCAGCGCTGCCTGCCGACCGCGCACACCTTGGGCCTGTTCGCCGTCCGCGTAGCCCTGCGCGTAGATGTCTGCGGCCAACCGGTGCAGTGACCAGCAGCCGGAGTCATCGAACGGGGCGCGATTGATGTACTGCTCCGCGTCGTGCAACTCCTTGTCGATGTATTGCTCCACCAGATCAATCACGACCTGGGGCTCAATGCGGGGTTTCATGTTGTCTCCGTTCGTGTTCGGGTTGTCGTTCACGTGCCGCTCAATTCGATGACCTCGGAGGGTCCCTCGGGGAACGCGTCTCGCTGGGCCGTCCGGCATTTGAAGCACTCGCGGGCGATGCGGTCGGTCTGGAATTCGTGCGCGCAGCGCATGCAAATGAACCGGAACCATGTGCGGGTGATGGTCATGCGCCTGCCTCGAAATCGAGAGCGTCCTGAGAGCCGACCGCAACAGCTTTGCCTGTGGCGCAGCGGATTCGTTCGGCCGCGATCTCTGTGTAGTGGGCAGAGTGTTCGATGCCGATGAATGTGCTGCCTTCCAGCATTGCGGCAACACCGGTAGTCCCGGACCCCATGAACGGATCTAGAACGGTGCCGCCTTCTGCGATGCCGACCAGTTTCCGCATTAGCTCGACCGGCTTTTGTGTGATGTGCTGTCGATCCCGTGGAGCGGAGAGAAGGTGGTATCCCTCATGTACGCGTTGGGTGCCGTTCTTCATGTCAATCTCTTTGGCCCCGTTGGTACCCCAAAGAATGTATTCAGCCGAGGCGGTGAACCGGCCCATCTGCGGACGGGCGGTAGGCTTGATCCACGGAACGATCCCGCGCCATATCCAGCCACCGGCTTGGATCGCATCCGAGGTCGATGGAAGCTGGCGCCAGTCGGTGAACTGGACCAGCGCGCCGCCTGGCTTAGTAATGCGCAGGCATTCGGCAAGCCACAGAGCGCACCAGTACTCATAGGCGCGTTGGTCTCGGTTGTCGCCACCGAAGTCGGCGAGATCGTGTTTTGCACCGCTGTCGACGTACTTCGTACGGGTCGAGCCCATGCGGTCGGACCGCACCATCCCGCCCGAGCTGTATGGCGGATCGGTGATGATGGCGTCGACGCTGGCTGTTGGAAGAGTTGCGAGTACCGCTAGTGCGTCTCCCTGATAGAGAGTCGCAGACTCGTCCTGGTAGTGAGGATTCATGCGCCCGCCTCGAAATCGAGCGGGGCGGCCTGCAGCCGGGTCCGTAGCGACAGCTCCAGGTACTCGGCATTCAGGTCGATGCCGACGTACTTGCGGCCGAGGTTCTGCGCCGCCAGTCCTGTTGTGCCGGATCCGCTGAACGGGTCGAGCACGGTGCCTCCGGGCTTGCATCCGGCGGCGATGCAGCGTTGTGCGAGCTTGGGCGGCATAGTCGCGAAGTGCGCGCCCGGGAAGGGCTGTGTGGCGACCTCCCATACGTCGCCCGGGTTGCGTCCAGAGGGGGTTAGAAACTCCCGGTAGTAGCCGCCTAGGGCTGATTTCGCCTCGGCGGCTAGACGCTGCACCTCTGCCGTATTCTTCCCGGCGCCGGTTTGCAGCACGGTCGCCTGGCCGGTGTCAGTGACACCAGCAGATCGGATGGCGTCGAGGTGGGCCTGCGTTAGACCCTTCTCTTGCGCGATCTGTTCAGCTCGTGCGCGCTGGGGGCGCCATGGCGTCGAAATGCTGTTGCCCTTGTTGATATTTCCGTTGCGCGCTCGCCGAGACGAATCCCGCTCGCCCGCGTAGGTCTCGCGGATTGCGTCGAGGTCGAAGAAGTACTTGCGGTTTCGAGTCAGCAGGAAGACGTGCTCATGGCGGCCAGATAGCCGATCAACCACGCTTTCAGGCATGGTGTTGGGCTTGGACCAGATGATGTCGTTGCGCAGCGTCCAGCCGTCATCCTGTAACGCGAACGCCACGCGCCACGGAATGCCAAGCAGGTCCTTAGGTTTGGCCCATTCGCGCCCAGGACGGTCTACGGGCCGCACCCATCCGCGTCTTGCGACGTTCTTCCGGTCGTCGGCGTTCGGACCCGGGTTGCCCCGACCGCTGTAGTAGCTGTCACCGAGGTTCAGCCAGAGTGTTCCATCGTCGGCGAGCACCCTGCGCAGCTCGCCGAACAGCGAGCGCATGTTGTCGACGTATTCGGCAGGTGAGGACTCCAGCCCATACTGGCCAGGCTCGCCGTAGTCGCGAAGGCCAAAGTAGGGAGGGCTGGTGACGATGCAGTCGACCGCGCCGTCTGGCAGTGCCTTGGCCACGTCGAGCGCGTCTCCGTGGTGGAGGGTGACCGATTCATCTTGGTAGTAGGGCGCGGTCATGCGCTGACTCCGAACAGCTCCAGCTGCCCGATGGGCTCGGCCTCGGTGGCGAACCCGAGAGCGCGGTCGAGTAGGTCCTCGGTCCAGTTATTGCAGCGCCAGAACTCGGCCTTGGCGTCGGCTTCCTGCTGCTCGGTCGGCGGGCAGATACGGTCGCCCATGTACGCGTACCCGCACGGATCGCTCCCGCATCGGCAGAACTGGTGGCGACGTAGGTTGTTGCGCTGCGCGGCGGTGGCGCACTCGCGCATCTCGGCGACAAGCTCGGCCGGTAGGGAGCGTGCGTACTTGTTCAGCTGCGCGGCGGTCACGGTGACGACGGGGATGCCCCTCGATACGATCTTGCCGCGTCCGCACTCAAATCCCTTGAGGTGAGCCGGGTATCCATCGGCGGGCACGCGGGTGCCGCCGTAGCAGGACTGCATTAAGCGGGTGACACCTGCGGGACCGATGAGGCAGTCGCGCATTGTCCATCCGCCGACCATTCGCAGCAGCCAGCGTTGATCTTCGGTCAGCGTCATGCGGCGGCCTTCGCCTTCTCGCGTTCCTCGCGGGCCAGCTCATATAGCAGCGCCGATGGCTGAAAACCGTTACGCCGTAGCTGTTCCGACATGGAGTTGTAGGTGATGCCCATTTCGCGTGCGGCCGCATGGTCGGGTACGCCGATGTACACGTATTCGGACCATTTGAGTACGAACGGTTTTCCGGTCTCGGGAGGCAGTTCGGGGTCCATCCACATCACGTAGTCGCGGGTGGATGGGGCACAGGTTTGTTGGCCGCGAAGGATCTGGCGCAGAGTAGTGACGAGCTTTCCCGGGTGACCGTTGGCGGCCGCGATAGCATTGATGGTCCAGCCGATCGCCTGCAGCTTCTCCAGGTGCTCGCGCACGGGGGTGGCGTCGATGTAGCGACGGGAGATGGACGGGGCGGTCATCGCGCGGACTCCCGCTGTTCTGCGTAGATGTCGCGCAGCTTCACGAATGCTTTGGCGGTGGCCTCGGCGTCGCCGAGTGCCGAATGTGGGCAACGGTTCTCGATCTTGAGGGCGGCGAGCACGTCGGCCAGTCCCGGCAGCTCGGACGGGTCGCGCCCGAGAGCCGGGGCAGCATAGGCGGCGAGGTCGGCCAGGCGGTAGTGCCAGTGCGTGCCAACCTTGCGTGCGACCATGGCTGCGTCGAATGTCGGGTTCGATCCGGCAAAGGTGTTGCCGCTCAGGATGTCGGCGAGGTCGCTCCACGCTGTGATGGTGTCGTCTGGATTGAGCATTGCGTCATACACACCGCGTTCGAAATAGCGGTTGATGGCGAAGGCCTGGGGCTCGATCGAGACCCTGGACAGGTCGACGTACGGCACGAATTCGAGTGTTTCTCCGGTGTCGACGTTGATGGCCGCAACCTCGATCGGCGCGCACTGCGGGCCGAGGCCGGTTGTTTCCAGGTCTACGACGATGAGGTTGCGGGACATCAGGTCTCCTCTACTTGGTGGGGATGGTGGGCATGACTGGGGTGGGCCAGCACAGCAGCGCGAGGCTCTTTTCGCGGGCGATGTCCAGGCACTTGGAGACCAGGACGTTGGGGTCATGTGAGACCGAGCCCGCCAGCTCGCCGTTGGCCTTGGCCTGCTCCACGGCCGTTTTCTTGGCCTGCTCGGCCACAGCCGTCGCGGCGCGTTCCTGGTTGAGCTGGTTGATCTTCTGCTCGGTGCCGTCGTCGTAGTCGATGGTCGGCACGGCCACGTCCAAGATTTCGACTTGATCGCCGACCTTGGCGGCCAGGATCACCTTCGCCTTCTCCGAGAGTTCGGGCAGCGGCGAGCGGTCGAGGTTCTGCGGCGCCAACGGATCGAACGACGCGAACACCTCATTGAGCGCGACTTGCAGATTCCGGGTGACCAGGTTCGATCGCACGTTGTCGAACGTCTTGTACTGCACGAACAGATCAGGGGTTGCGTCCGGCTTGATCTGCCAACGCACCGAGACATCAGCATCCGCGGTGGAGCTATTGCCCAGTCGTACCTTGATTCGGTGATCGCCTGTGTGCTGGTCGATCTGCACGGCGCCATCCATCTCGGTGACCTCCGTCCATGGAGCCTTGAGGTGCAGGCCGTTGGTCAGCGTGGTGCCGGTCGGACGGCTGAACGTCGTCTCGATACCGATCTGGCGAGTGCCGACCACGGTGGTCGAGGCGAACACCAGGAAAACCAGCGCGAACAGGAACACCACACCCGCGCCGCCGAAACAGATTCGTTTGTCGGCGCCGCGCTGCATGAACAGCCCGACAATCACCGCGATCACGGCGATGACGACCAAGATCAGGAAGAACCACATGGATACTGGCATCGTTGGTCCCCTTACTTGCCGAGGTTGGCGGCGTAGACGGGCACCCCGAGTGCTTCGGACAGCTCGCCGGTTACGTGCGTCCATGCATCGCGCACGAGGTGCTGATAGGGCTGTGGGAACAGGCCGAGCCCCAGTTGCCCCTGCGAGATGTTCAGGCGCAACCAGCACCGAACCTCGATGACCGGGTAGTCCTCGAATGGTCGGGCCGACAAGGTGATTTCGCGCGGTATCTCAAGTTGCCGAGTTGCGGTGCCCGCCTTGGCCGATACTTCCTCGCTGTAGGTCAGGTTCACGCTGCTGGTGGCGCGCTTGATTCCTGACTCGAATGATCCCTTGCTCGATGCTCGGATGCTGTCGATGATCTCCATGACATCGGCGGCCTGGTGCGAGGTGATCAGGTGCCCGGCCTGCTCGATCAGGTCGCCGAAATCCAGCTGAGAGTGGAACTTGCCGTCAGCGGCATTGAACAGGGTGGCCCAATCGGGGTCGGCGACGAATTGCAAGGCGAGCACGTCATTTCGACGGGTGTAGTCCGCCGTCGCGTCCGTCCCGAGTTCGTTGTAGATCACGCTGACCTGGCCCTTTTCCCGGTTCCCCCAGACGGTCGAGAGGCCTTGGAGTAGTGGCCGGCGCGTGACCTCGGCAAGGAATGAGGCCGTGTCGGTGACGGTTCGGCGCTCGGGTGTGCGCGGCGGGAACGCGGCGGGCACCTTGCCCCGTACGTCGACAACCTCGGTCTGGAGGCCGTTCTCGCCGTTGGCGGTGACGAGGTACAGCGAGGTGTCGGCGTCGGGCTCGTCGATCAGATCGGCGTCGTGCTTGGGTAGTGCAATGGTGTTGTCGGACATGGGTGTTACTCCTTCGGGTGGGTTGGGTTACCTGAGGCCGTAGTGCATGCTGGCGTTGTCGCGGGATAGGCCGCCCTCGCCGTCGGCGAAGAAGATCGTTCCGGCAGGGTCCTTGGCGGGGGCGCTGACGACATCGGGGACAAGGCACACCGCCCCGGACTCGCGGGGCTCGACCTTGATTTTGAGCGTGACGCAACCGCCCTTCTTGCCGGTTGCCATTGCCGCCTCGACACATTCGTGCAGCGCCTTGGTTGCAGCGGTTTGCGTGCGGCCCTTGTCGAGCTGCGTCAGCACGACGATGAACTCGGTGATGTTACCGGGCGCGAGTTCGGTGCCTTCCTCTTTCTTCTCGGTGTCGTTGTCGGACATGGTTATTCATTCCCTTCTGTTGTGGTGGGTTGGTTCAGAACGTCGGTCACTACCTCGGCCTCGGCTTCGGATAGGTCGTTGATATCGGCGATTTCGCGGCCGACGACAGTGGCCAGATAGGTGAGCGTCTTGACGGTGGCCGCATCGCCGCGCAGGGAATAGCCCGCGTTGCCGAGCAGCCCGCGGATGGTGCCGATTGTCTTTTTGGTGGCCAGAAACTCACCGCGCGAGTTGTATTCAGCGGGGTTGGCCTCGGGCGCTTCCTCGACCTTCTCCGGGCTTGGTGCCTGCTCGGGAGCTGGTGCCGCTTCGGTCTTCGGTTTGTCCGGGGCCTTGGCCTTGATCTCGTCGGTTGTCACTCCTGCGACCGGCGGGAACATCTCGGCTTTGTCGTAGCCGTCGCGGGTGATCGAGGTGTAGGTGATGCCCATCTGTGCGACATCGCCCGCATCCCAGGCGCCGCGCTTCTTGCCGATTTTGGTCTCCAATTGCGCCTGGGAGACGCCGATGGCGCGGAATCCGGCGATCATGTCCTCGATGCGCTTGGGCAAGGGCACGCCCTCCCCGTTCTCCAGCGTGGCCTTGCAGATGTCCTGTGCCGCTTCGGTGAACCACTTGGGCAAGATGGCGTTGATGCACTCGCGGACCGCGCGAGCGCCCGCATTGTTGTTGTTGTTCGTGATGTCACCGAGGTCGGTGAGTTCTTGGCGGCGCCCCTTTGACATGCGGGCATGGGGGACGATGAAGGTGCGCGTAGAGCGGGTGTTGGTCTGCACATCCCACGCCCACGCCTGAACCTCCGACTCGCCCCGCGAGTCGTCGCGGTGCAGCTCGTTGACGCCGTACTGCACGTTGCCCCAGACTCGCGCGAGTTCGCGCATGAGGTGCACCGATGCGCCGTTGCCTCGGTTCGGCACTTGATAGAAGGCCTGTTTCGCCATCGCGGATCGATTGCACGTATCGCGCATCTCCGCTTCGGCCCGCTGCATGTCGCGCGGGATCTGCTGGGCCACGATGACGGCGGATTGGACCTCGGCGACGGCGCGGGACTGTTCGACTGAGGTGGCCTGGCTGACTGCTGTGCGCGGTGCGGGTGAGATGGGCTGGTAGGGGGTGACGGTCACTGATCGAGTTCTCCTTCTTGCTGGTAGGTGGCGTAACTGGGGAGCGATACCGAGTGCACGTGGTCGCCGTAGCCGGGCCAGTGGTCATCGGCGACGCATTGGGCGTACAGGTCGATGGCCTTGCGGTTGCGGCGCCGCCCGAGGTCGATGTCTTCGGGCTTGAGCTCGACCACGGTGATCGGGTAGGGCGCCGTCTTGGACTGCACGACGAACAGGAACGCGGCGTCGTCGGCGATCTCGCACGCGGCCAGGCCGTCCAGATACCACGGCGCCTGCTGGTGGTAGCCGTATTCGGCTGCGGACTTGGCGAAGTGGCCCGGGTAGGCGCTGGAGCTGGTCTTGTAGTCGACGACGATCAGCCGTCCCCGGCCGGGGTTGGGCAGCCAGTCGGGCCGGAACCGCAGGCGCACGCCCGTCTCCCGGTCGTGCCAGTACCCGGACAGCTCCGGTGTCCCGTCGGCTAGTAGCGGCCCGGCGAGCGGGTGCTCGTGCACCCTGGCTGCCATCGCTTTGGCCTTGGCCACCTCAGCGATGTGCATCGGGATCTGGCCGCGCTGGCGTGCTTCCTCGGCCGCTTGCTGCCACATCGCGGTGGCGGTGGGCGACTTGGCGGGGGAGCCATCCTTGTTCAGCCCGTGAACGGCCGGATCTAGCTCGCAGATATCGGCGCCTTCGCCCAGCACGAACTTGTGGGCAACGTGCCCGAAGTCGTATTGCGGCTTGGGTCCTGGCGGTTGCCGCTGCTGGTAGTGGAAGATCTCGGGCGAGGACGGCGCCAGCAGTGCACGAGCACCCGACGACGACAAGCTGGTGCGGTCGGCGTGGTAGACCTCATCAGGAATACCGCTGTATAGGCCGTCAGCGGTTGGGATTTCGGCGGTAGTTGTCATGCGGCAATCGCCTCTCGTAGCTCTTGAATCCGCTTGATGGTGTGCCGCAACCCGGCACCGTTGAGCTGGGTTATCAACGCAATGGAGAACGGGTATCCCGAAGCGGGGCAAGGCCTGGTCACTGTGTCGAAATGCCCCGTGATATTGCCTCCGCTGGAGCTCTTTACTCGGGCCCAACACACGGGGCAGTAGTACCGATTCACTCGCCAGGCTCCAGATCCTCGACAACCGGATGGATGACCCGCGATGGGTCGAGGGTGAGCGCGAGTTCCGCTGTAATAGAGGAGAATTCGGCGTCGTCAACCGTGATCGCCACTTTCACCGCGATCTGGTCACGGGCGAGTTTCGCCGGTCGGTTCGCGCGCTGGCCAACGATGCGCAGGCCATCAACCGGCCTGAGTCCGTCCTCGCCAGCGAGTCCGTACCTGTATCTGGACGCTTCGATAATCAGGAACCCGGTCGCGGTATGTGTTGTGCCCTCGGTCATTACGCATCCGCCTTAAGCACGGCGCTGGCTTTGTCCCGGTTGTCGCGATCGGTGAAGAACTCGACGAGCAAGATCTCGGCGGTAGCGTCGGCGGTCCAGGCGCATCGCGGGTCTGTACCGGACTCCTTGACGGACTCGCGCCACGCCTTCTGATTGGCGACCAGGACGGCGATACCGCGATTGCCCAATCTCTCGAACAGGTCAGCGATTTGCAGGTCCAAGACGTTGTTGGCGACGTTGGGGGAGCACTTCTGCTCGGCCTTGTCGAACGCGGCCATGAGCTCGTCGAACGTGGGGTTGGGGTCAAAGGTGATGGTCATGCCGCACGCCCCTGGCTCTGCTGCGGCGCGGAAGTGTAGGTGTCGGCGTACGATTTGAGCAGTGGCGCATGGCGTTTGCACCACACCTTCACCGATCCCACGATGATCTGGGCCGACTGATCGAGGCTGTACCCGCGCGCCGACAGTGCCCGATATGAGTACCGGATGCCGTCGAAATTGGGCTGCGCGTCCAGCTCGTTGCACACGCGCCAGCCGCTCGTCGTCACGAAGTCATCGGTCACCGGGTCGGCGTGCGAGTCCGGTGATGCCAGCAGCATCGCGGCGAGCACCGCGATAGCAGCCAGCACGACGGTGATCGCGTCGTAGCTGCTCAGTCGGGGTCGGCGGCGCCCGTGGGACCGCCTGCGGATATGTTGGGGCATGCCAAGTCCTCTCAGTAGGATTGGTTGGTAGGGGACGCTGGCGGTTTCTGTTTGGCGACGGGACCGCCAGCGTCTTTACTTATTCAGTTGTGGGACTTGCGATTACTTGGAGATTCGGCCCAAGCGTGCGGTGATGAGTTCCATCCCTCGCGGCAGGATGCGCAAGGTGTAGTGGGCACAGCTGCCCCACGAGTGCGCGACGACGTGCTCGTGCGCTTGGAAGTAGTGCGCGAATTGCGCGTAGTGGTCGTACTGCACCGCGCCACACGGAGCGTGTTTGGCGAAGATCAGCCGCTCATCTAGGAGCCACTGGCGAAACTCGCGCTCGCGCATGCCGAGCGGCTTGCCCGCCTCCCGGATCAGCCGGGACCCGCCTTGTGCCGTGAGGTAGGTGTCCGCCAGGTCGGCCTTGGGCGAAAGCTCTGCGATCCGAGCGTCCTTCGCCTCGATCATCCGCTGAGCTTCGAGCACGGCGGCGGCGAGTAGGTCGGTGCCTGTGAGCGCGGGCGCGGCCGTGGCGGTCTCGGCCTCACGGGTCTTGATGACGAAGTATGTCTGCGCGGCTGCGATTTCAGGCTTGCGTGGATCGCCATTGAGTGCGACGAGATAGCAGGCGTACCGGGAGAGGTGGTAGTCAGCCTGTGCCGGTCCTCGGCTCCCAGAAACTTTCCCGGAGGCGGGAAAGTTTTGCGCCGCGTCGTACCCGGCATTGCGGGCGGCAAGCTTGGGTGCGCGCGGGTGCCCCCGGTCCGGATGACGACCCGCAGGGTGCCCTGACAGCCCGCTTCGATGAGTCCGGCGGTCGGCTCGCCCAGGATGGCCAGGTCGGCGTCGAGCCAGTCGGGCAGTTCGCGTTCG